ATACGTGCAGCAGGTTCCACACGGTGGGCAGAAGGTTCTATTTGGGTCTTCTCAAATTGTGAAGTTGACCTCAAGCAATACAGATGCAAAGCAGATTAAGGGTATGGTTCAGCAGGGTGATAGGCTAGTGGAAAAGCCTATTGGTCGTAGAGTTGACCTAATTGTTGAAAAGAACAAGTTGGGTCCTCAGCATCGTCGTTGTGCATACGATATGTATTACGATGGTCCCCAGGTCGGTGTAGACCTTGCTGGTGAGGTATTTGACCTTGCCGTTGATTTTGGTATCGTAAACAAGTCAGGCGCATGGTTCAATTACAATGACAAGACTGTTTATACACAGGGTCGTCCAGCCTTCCTTGAGGAGATTAAGCGAGATGATGAATTGTACTCACAGTTGAAGAAGGAGGTCAACATCGCCCTGAATGGTGGTGTGATTGACGAGTGAAATTCGGAGACTTTGTTGCTCAAAGTCAAGAGGCTGACAAGCCAGAAGGAATGCCTGTAGAAGGCGGATTCAGTTGCCAGACTTGCTATGAGCAGGTTGACGTTGCGGAGTATTTCCGCATTGAGAAAATTTTGAAGTGGAAGTGTTCGGAGGGACACATTTCCTATGTTGAGGAATTTGTTCTCTGAGATTGTAGAGAACGTAAGTCTATTTCTCGGCGGTATGCTTTTGGGGGTGGCTTTGGGAATCATTGCCACCCTCATTGGCGTTACGGCTTATATGAATAAGGATAAAAATTAAATGTGGTGGTCATGGATTTTGACCGCTGTCGGTGTGACAGGTCTGTATTTTGCAGGCAAGAACAATAAGATTGGTTGGGCCATCGGCATCTTTGCTCAGACCTTGTGGACAGCCTACGCTCTGACGACAGAGCAGTATGGATTCCTGGTCTCAGCTTTTGCCTACGGCTGGGTTTATGTGAAGAACTACCTTGCATGGAGGAAAATTGAGCGAAGCGGAAGAGATTAAGCGAGACGGTGCCACGCCAGTTAAGAATTCTGGGCGGGGTATGCACAAGGGTGATGCAATTCTTGAGCCGTTTCTGGTAGACTATAAGGAATACAGCAAGTCCTTTGGCGTGACTCAGGAGATGTGGGCAAAGATTTCTACAGATTCCATTAAGAATGGACGTAGGCAGCCTGCACTAAAGTTGGTCATCGGTAAGGAAGGCGAGGTTCGTACCCGTCTTTGGGTTATCGGTGACAAGATGTTCCATGAGATGCTAGAGGCATGGAAGGAAAAGTATGACGTGTGAATATGAAGATGGCTGCTGTGACACATGCGACGGAAAGGGAACATCGAATGATGCCCAAACGAGTGGCAAGTGTTGGGATTGCAGAGGGACAGGTCACGTTCATGTAATCGTGGAGGTCAGAGGAGTAATTACAGCAGACCAAATCAATCGTGAGATTGGTAGAATGATTCAACAGAGTTCGAGGTTTAGGTGACAGACGAGAATCCACTAGAGACTGTCTCTGTTCTAACAGAGTTCAATGATTTGACTGAGTTCATGCAGGACGAGCAACTAGACCGTGCTCTTGAACTTGCCATCAAATGTATCGCGCAACCAGATATTGCTGCGGTAAAGGCTCCACGACTAATTGTTGAGCTTCAGGCAATTTCGTTCAAGTTCGCTGTGAAGGCTGTTGAGTACGCGACCATTAAGAAGGACCGGGCGGGTACAGATAACAACCATCGCAAGAACGTTTATTACTCAACCAAGGAAGCACTAGACCGCTTGGTAGATGCATTGAAGTATGCCGCTAGGGCATAAACTAGTCAACCAAGATTTCATGTGTTACAATGGTTACATAATAAACAATGATTGGAATTAAATGAAGCGAGAGATTATTCAGGGTCTCAAGTTTCGTAAGCAGCCCGAGGGTTTCGATGCTAATGAGCTTTCCGAAATCCTTGAGGCTGCTTATCTGAAGCAGCGACGCCCTAACAAGCATACACAGAAGAAGACATTTTCACCTAGCACTATCGGATATGGGCATGGCACATGCCCACGATATTGGTTCCTTGCCTTTACGGGCGGGATGTTTATTGACCAGGTAGATGCTCTAGGAATTGCCAACATGTCCAATGGTACTCAGGCTCACGAACGTATTGAGAAGTTGTTTGATGACTCTGGGATTCGCCTAGGAAATGAGATTGAAATTACGATGGACAGCCCGCCTATTCGCGGGTTTGCTGACGTAGAAATCAATTGGAAGGGTGAAGAGGTAATTGGTGAAATCAAGACAACACGTCAGGAATCGTTCCTTGTACGTCAGTCTACGATGAAGCCTACAGCCAATCACCTATTCCAAATTCTCATTTATATGAAGGCTAGGAATCGAAAGATGGGCTTTCTGTTGTATGAGAATAAGAATTCACAGGAATTCCTCATTCTTCCTATTGAGATGAATGAACAGAACGAGAAGATTGTCAATAATGCACTTGAGTGGATGAGAGAGACATACAAGGCATATACAGAAGGCAATGTTCCAAACAGACCACTACAGAAGCGCAGCAAGATTTGTAAGGGCTGCCCATTCTATGATTGGTGCTGGAGTGACGATTCTCCTGAGGGAAAGATTGATATTCCTGTAATGGAGGTTCCAAAGATTTGATTACGTGTGCATACGCTGAGTGTGGTCGTTTGTTTGAGGCAAAGACGCATAATCAGCGTTATTGTTCAGACGAATGTTGCCGAAAGGCGACCAACGCTCGTTTGATGGAGCAATACTACGAAAAGAAGGCTCGTAGACAGGGCCACATTCGTGTATGCAAGAATGCTGACTGTAATACAAGACTGTCCAGATACAATGACAGTAATGAATGTCAGCGTTGTGCTTCGGCCAAGGAAACTGAGCGCCGTAAGCAGTTGCTTAATCTAGTAGGAATTTAATGTCACTTGTAGACCTAAAGAAAACTAAGGCGAGTAGGGTCATGGGCATTGACTGCTCGACTCACTCGCTTGCTTTTACCATCTTCTTCAATAGACGTCCCATCAAGTGGGGCAAGATTAATTTCGAAGGCGCTGACGTTTTTGACAGGCTGGAGGATGCAGCAAATAAGCTGCGGGCAGTCAAGGACGAGTTTGATGTTGACTACATCGCTTTTGAGAGTGCCATCTTGGCTAGGACCAAGAACGCAGACGTGACAATCAAGTTGGCTATGGTGTATGGTGCTTGTATCGCAGAGCTTATGCGTAAGGGTGTCAAGGTCGTAACAGTCAAGCCCTTGACATGGCAGTCGTACATCGGTAATCCTAACTTCAAGCCAGCAGAGAAGCTAGCTCTGAAGAAGGAGTTCCCAGACAAGTCAGCTTCGTGGTACTCTACAAAAATCAGAGAGCTTCGAAAGCAGAAGACGATGGACTACTTCAATAAGAAGTGGCCGCACATGGAGCTAACAGATAATGATGTTGGTGACAGCGCGGGAATTGCCTATTACGCCTACTACAGTCTAACGACTCGTGGTAAGGTGGACTAAGGCGCAGGGCTTCGGCCCAAGCTTAGGAGGAGAAATGTCAGAATACATGGATTGTGATGCATGTGATTGGGTTGACATTGGGGTAGGAATGCAAATGGTTCGTCCTGACCATTTCTGCCGGGTTAAGAGTCATCGAATCGATGCTTATGCATACTATGATGAACTACGTGGTCAAGAACTTGTTGATGCAGTTGAGGAAAATTGGCCACCATTTTGGGACCCTGAGGCGGTGAGTGTAGATTGAAGGTAGGAATTACTGGACATAGACCAGAGCGTCTTGAGGACCATGAAGATGCTGTTAAAGAGCTTATATCAGAAGCACTTCAGCAATTGAATGCCACCCGTCTTTATCAGGGAATGGCTGCTGGTGTTGACCTTTGGTCTGCTAAAGAAGCATGGAAGCTAAAGATTCCTTATGCTGCCGTGAAGCCTTGGGCTGGACATAAGCCAAGAGTAGCAGACCGTATTGAGTATGCTAAGGTTCTTAAGCACGCTACCGCAATTATTGATGTTGACCCATCAATCGAATACCCAGGAGCTTGGGTATACAACAAGCGAAATGAATTTATTGTTGATGAGGTGGGCACGATGATTGCCGTTTGGGATGGAAAGCCATACGGAGGTACATACAACTGCATCGAATACGCGTGGAAGAAGGCAATCCCAGTTTTGAGGATTGACCCTGAAGAAAGGGTTATTGAATATGTCAGCGAAGAAGTACCTTTCTAAGGCTTGGCTTTATAGGCAATTTGTAGTCTTGAAAAGAGATGCTGATGCAATCGCAGAGGAATGCGGGGTAAATCGAAGAACGATTTATCGAAAACTAGAAGATTTTGGAATCGTAAAGAAAAGATGATTGACAGATACAAGTATACAATCTTTAGCGTAGATGATTCTAGAGCGCACTATATTGAAAAGATGCGCCCTGTGCTTTCAAGTTTTATGGATGAAGTAGAAACATATTGTGTTGATGGCAGAATTCCAGAAGAGCTAAAGAAAGCACAAGAAAAGCATCCATATGAAGTGAAATATGATGCGAAGGTTGGACAGCTAGGAATCTGGTACACTGTGCTCAATGCGCTGGAGAATGCGCCAATCCTGACTCTAGAAGATGATGCGCTGCTGCATGAAAACTTCCCAGATAGGTTCGGATGGAATATCAGAGAGTGGCAGCACGATACCGACTTCTTCTCTTTGTTCCTTCCACGAGATAGTGACCATCTTTATGACGAAAATAGAGATAGGATAGGCCACTACACTTGTCGAACGTATCAGAGATACGGCGGGGTATCTATGTATTACACAAAGCAGGGTGCTGAAAAGATTAAGGCTTTGCTTGAAAGAGATGGAATTACAGGACAGTACGATGATACATTGTACGCATACTCTAAGGCTGGTGAGCTTAACGGTTATTGCTCAATCCCATCACTACCTGACCTAGTTTATATCACAGGTCTAGAAGACAGTATCGTTCAGGAGACGGAATACGCATGAGAATTTTGGTTATTGTGCCTACTCGCGGTAGGCCAGACAATATCGTTCGACTCGACAGGGCGATGCTTGACACACAGGTTGATGTTGAGGTAATGTACTGTGTTGACGAGGACGACCCAAGTCTTGCAGATTATGTGAGAACTGGAATCCCGCTGGTTATTGGAACACGAAAGAGGCTTGTTGGAACACTGAATGATGTTGCCAAAAGATTTGCTGACGATTATGATATCATCGGTTTCCTTGGTGACGATGTTGTTCCTCGTACAATGAGGTGGGACAATGCTATCCGTGACAACTTCAAGCCAAATATGGTAGCCTATGGAAATGATGGCCACCAGCGCGAGGGACTTCCAACCGGGGTGTTCCTTGACGCACGAATCGTAAGTGTGCTAGGGTACATGGTAGTTCCAACGCTGATTCACCTCTTCGCAGATAATTATTGGAAGACTCTTGGTGAAGCACTTGGTACGCTTACATACTTGCCAGATATTGACTTGGAGCACATGCATCCGTATGCTGGTAAGGCAGACCACGACCAAACTTATGCCGAAGCAAATTCAGGTCCCGTATGGGAACATGATGAAAAGGCATTCAGGTGGTACGTGGAAAACGAACTAGCATTTGATGTGGAGATTCTAAGTCTAAATGAGTAATGTAGTTTATACTGGTGGAACATTTGATTTGTTCCATGAAGGTCACGTTGAATTGCTCCGGTCCTGCAAGAGAATTGCGGGGCCGGATGGTCTTGTCGTGGTATCACTGAACACTGATGAGTTCATTAAGCGATTCAAGATTAATCCTCCGGTTCAGACGTACCGAGAGCGTGAGGTGGTGTTGACTTCCTGCCGATACGTTGATATGGTAGTGCCGAACGTTGGAGAAGAAAATTCAAAGTTGACTATCGAGAAGTTCATGATTGATAACAAGCGTGGCGTAGATATTGTTGCGATTGGCTCTGATTGGGCCGGACGTGACTACTATGGCCAAATGGGATTCACCAAGGCTTGGCTTGATAGTCTAGATATCACGCTTATCTATGTTGATAGGCGTACTGGAATGTCAACTACAAAGATTAAGGATAAGTTGAGAAATGGCTGATGGACAGCACTACTCCGCCTGGCCCGATGATGGTATGTATCGTGGAGTGAAGATTCCAGCACGTATCAAGGCTAATTGGAATAACGTTTCCGGCCGGTGGTGGAAGCAGGGTGTAGATGATACACTTGATGCTGTAGCAGAGACAGAGGTATCAGATATGCCTCAGTTTGGAAGGTTTTTCGGATGAAAGAACTTGTATTTGTTGATACTGAAACTACGGGCCTTGATGCATCGTCTGATTACCTAGTTGAGCTTTCATACGCTCGACTTGATGGCGATATCAAGACGCTGTATTTTGGTGTCAAGGAGGTTCCTGATTTCATTGACAACCTCACGAAGTTTTACGAGCGGGGTGTCGATAAGATGCCAGAGGCGACAATGGATGAAATCAGAGAATTCCTGAATGTAATGGAAGGCAACACAATGGTTGCTGCTAATCCTGCATTCGATAAGGCGTTTCTTGAAGCAGAGGCTCTTTGGAGCGCTCACTACAGGATGCTTGACATTGAGTCATACGCTATGGCAAGGTTGGGTCTTGATGAGGTTCCTTCCATGTTCCAGATTGTAAAGGAACTTGAGAAGCGAGGCTATGTCTTGACACAGCCCGACCACTCGTCATACAATGACGTAAAGGCCCTTCGAGAGGCATACAAGATTTTGAGGTATATGTAAATGCAAATTGTCGGTTTGAGCGGTTACGCAAGAGTCGGCAAGGATACGGCAGCCGAGGCTCTTTCGAGCCTCGGCTTTGTCCGTATTTCCTTCGCTGATAAGTTGCGAGACTTCCTGTATGAATTCAATCCAATTATCGATGTTGAATACGAAATTGGCGGGGGTGCTGGAGTAAGGCTCCGTAGCATCATTGATTCATATGGATGGGATGGGTATAAGGAAACAATCTATTACAATGAGATTAGAAGGAATCTTCAGGTTCTTGGAACAGAATGCGGTCGAAAGATTGTTAGCGACAACATTTGGGTAGATGCTTTGCTAGATGGTCTAAGTGATGGCAAGTACGTCATTGCAGATGTTAGATTCCCAAATGAGGCTAATGGCATTCGTGACCGTGGTGGTAAGATTTACCGCATTGAACGTGATGGAATTGGCGCATTTAATGACCATCCATCAGAGGTGTCACTTGACCATTATGAATTCGACGGGTTTATCCATAACGATGGAACCCCAGCAGAATTTAAGCATAGTGTAAGGAGAAAGATTCTTGAGGGTAGGATTTGATATCGATGGCGTAATGTACGATTTCGCTGAATCGCTTCGCCAATACATGAGGTACTTTGGTTATGACAAGAAGTATAAGATGTGTGAGGGTGAAGTCAGCGAATGGTACTTTTACCGTCATTGGGGCATGACAGACAGTGAGTTCGTAAACCACTGTCACAAGGGTGTGGACGCAGGGTTCGTCTTTGCCCACGGAGGCACCCGTGACAATTCTTCTGACGCTGTGAGATTTGTGAAGGACCTAGGTCACTCGGTTCATATCATCACGGACAGAAGTTTTGGTAGCACCCCTGAACGGTCCCACTTTGCCACTAGGCAGTGGCTCTATCTGAACGACATTCCGTATGATACGATTGACTTCTCTGCTGACAAGACGTGTCGAGAGACTGACATGTTCATTGAGGACAAGTTGGAGAACTATGATGCACTTGTAGCGGCGGGTGTAGACTGCTACCTTGTAAACAGGCCATGGAACATGGTTCCTGGAGATGACAGGAAGCGTATCAAGAGTATCCAAGAGTATGCTACAATTATTGGAAATCTTAGTGTTTGACTTTTTGGTTGACTAAGATTACAATTGTTTTAGAAAGGATAAAATGCCAATTTATACATACTGGTGTCAGTGTTGCGATAACGACCAGGAGAAGATGGCGAAGATTGATGAAAGAGACAATCAGCGCTGTGACACATGTGGCAACCGACTTGTTCGAGCCATTGATAAGCCTGGTGCAGTTTGGGCACCAACGAGCACTAGTGGAGGTTTGAGGGTATAATGGCACCAAGAACAAAGCAGGCGGCCAATCCAAATTCATGGTGGGAACATGCTTATGCAACTCACCCTGATATTGAGGCCACATACGAGTACGAGCACAATGGAGATATCATGGTGCCCGGTACGAAGTTCAAGGTAAAATACAGTAGAGGTGAATTTAAGTTCCGTTGTCTAGCGACTAATAAGCGTACTGGTAAGGTATGGATTGACTGCATTGAGGTTGGTTCTGCTTTTCGGTCGTTCTACCCAGAAGCAATTAAGGGTGTCGTAAAGCCTAAGATTCGCAGGCGACGAACAAAGAAAGCATGAGAAGATTTAATCTTGTAAGGAATGAAGACGAGTCCGGTGTCTCTGGCACCGGTACCGTCGCACAGGGAATCCAGTTTGATGATGGAACTTGTGCGATGCGATGGCTTACGGCTAAGGCTAGTGTAGCATTCTATGACTCCATTGGAGACCTAGAGGAAATTCACGGCCATGGTGGTAAGACAGTTATTGAATGGATTGATACGGTAAATGTCTAACGAAGTTGAATTGCTCGACAGATATGAGCAAATCAATAAGGTTGCCCAACTATACATTAAGGGCACAACGAACCCAACTACTATTGCTAAGGAGTTGGGTATTAAGCGTGCCGAAGCAGTTGACCTCATTCAGGAGTGGCGAGAAATCGCACGGGGTAATGATGACATTAAGGAACAGGCTGCCGAAGCATTGCAGGCTGGTATTCAGCATTACTCTTTGATTGTGGAACGCTTTTGGGAAACCGTCGAACAGGCAGATACCAACCAGGATTATAAGACAAAGAATGCCGTCCTAAAGAATATCGCTGATGTTGAAGCAAAGAAGATTGATATGCTTCAAAAGGCGGGTCTTTATGACGATGCTGCAATTGGTGACGAGCTTGCTGAAATGGAAGAGAAGCAAGCTATCCTCATTAACATTCTGAAGGAAGTTACCAGTGATTGTGAACATTGTAAGTATGAAGTTGCACGTCGCCTAGCAAAGGTGACAGGCAAGACCGAACCAGTTACTATTCCTGGGGAGGTGACAAGCTAATTACCCTGCCACCGAAAGGTGGCGGGGCTATTGGCGTTTCTAATGTCATTTGATTTTAACGACCTACTAAATATCCTGGACGGTGAAGATTTTGAAGAGCGTCCAGTGACCATTGAAGAATTTGTGCAGTCTGAGGATTACCTGGGGCTACCTCCCCTGTCCAAGTATCAGTACACCCTTATCAAAGCATCCACGCAGATTTACAAGCGTGAGACGTTGCATAACCTGTACGGGTTTGAGGAGGGTGAGAAGCGTTGGGCGCAGACCTGTAACGAAGTCATCTTCCAGCTTGGCAAGGGAAGTGGTAAGGACTACACTTCCACCATTGCCTGTGCTTACATCGTGTACTTGCTGCTGTGTCTAAAGGACCCGGCCAAGTATTATGGCAAGCCACCAGGAGACACAATCGATATTCTGAACATCGCTATTAACGCACAGCAGGCTACGAACGTCTTCTTCAAGGGCTTCAAGAACCGCATCGAGCGTTCGCCATGGTTCACAGGAAAGTATGATATCAAGAATGGTCAGGTAACCTTTGACAAGAATGTGAACGTTTATTCAGGTCACTCCGAGCGTGAGGCTTGGGAGGGATATAACGTTCTTTATGTTGTTCTTGACGAGATTTCCGGATTTGCTCTTGAATCTACTTCAGGAAATGAGCAGGCAAAGACTGCTGAGGCTGTCTATAAGATGTATAGAGCTTCAGTTTCATCACGATTCCCAGACTTTGGTAAGCTTGTGTTGCTTTCGTTCCCACGTTTCCGCGATGACTTTATTCAGCAGCGTTACAAGGCTGTAATTGCGGAGAAGGAAACAATTATTCGCAAGCACACATTTAAGCTGGACCCTGATTTGCCTGAGGGTACTGAAGGAAATGAGTTCTCAATTGAGTGGGAAGAGGACAACATTATCTCATACAAGACACCTAGAGTCTATGCACTCAAGCGTCCTACATGGGAGGTTAATCCAACAAAGTCTATTGATGATTTCACTCGTGATTTCTTTGATGACCCGATTGATAGTTTGTCCAGATTCGCATGTATGCCGCCTGACGCTATCGACGCGTTCTTCAAGGACAGGCAGAAGATTGAGAAGGCTTTTTCTGCACAGGACACGCTAAATCCAGACAACACGTTCCGCCCCAACTTTATTCCGAACCCTGAGAAAAGGTACTATGTCCACGTAGACCTTGCTCGTGTTCACGACCATGCGGCAGTTGCTCTTGCTCACGTAGAAAAGTGGGAGCAGCGTAATATTGGTGGTAAGATGACGGAACCGGCACCGGTGGTCATTGTTGACCAGGTTCGTTTCTGGACACCATCCAAGACGAAGAACGTAGATTTTACTGACATTCGAGAATATATCCTGAGTCTCAAGAGACGTGGGTTCAATATCCGTCTCGTTACATTTGACCGCTGGGAGTCTCACGACACCATGCAGTATCTTAACGAGCGCGGGTTGAAGTCAGAAAGGCTATCTGTGGCAAAGAAGCACTATGACGACTTTGCTATGGTTATTGCTGAAGAAAGAGTGGTTGGTCCAGTAAATGAACTTCTAATTGAAGAGCTTTTGCAGCTTCGTATTATGAAGAATGACAAGGTTGACCACCCTCGTAAGGGTTCTAAGGACCTTGCTGACGCGGTTTGTGGAGCAATCTTCAACGCTATCGCATATACTCCAAAGGAGGAGAATGAGGTAGTTGAGGTAAAGACTCTTGAATCTGTGAGACAGGAAGTTAGAAGAAACACTATCGATGAGTATGAGCAAATGAAGAGTGATGGTGTGATTCGTGCCCCGAAGCGGAAGATGCCGAAGGAGCTTGAGGAATATCTTGCCAGAATCTCTACAATCTAGGGGTTGACAGGGTACAGACGGGAGGGTTAGACTAGAAACTAATTAAAACAATTAGTAGCAAAGAGATGAAGATTACTCTAGTTAATACTAATGAAGAATGTGCGTGCGTAGGGAAGCATATCCCAAAGCCTCACAAGCTCTATCAGGTTGACTATGACGGTGGGACAGTGTACGTTTGTCCTACTGCCTACTCCAACTTGGTAGCTCTTGAGGAAGAGTATGCAAAGTACGGCGGGCTTCCGCCCGGCTCTGTACGCAAGCACTATTCAGAGTTTACACATAACCTCTACCGCCTCTTGACATGACGGCGGGTGAGGGCTTAAGCTTCTAACACATCGAACGAAGGGAAACGAAAGTGTCCACTGTTGAAGAGCGTTTTGAGCTTGCCAAGGGTGCTGTTGAGGCAGTCTCTCAGGTGACTAAGGACATGCACGCAATTGGTGTGTATGACGAGCCTGAGTACAAGGCTGCTGCGGTATTGCTTATCACCCTGACTCGTGCTATGGTTGTTCTTGACCCTGAGGCGACGAGGCAGTACAGTAAGGAGTCTCTTGAGGCTGCTAAGACGGACATTCTTGCGAATCGTCCTGACCTTGCAAGTCTTTTTGAGAGTTCTAACAAGGTTGCTGGTCCTTACCTCTGATTGCACAAATCGGCTGGTTATGGTAGACTGAAATTGCAGGTTGAGGCTAAGGCGTATAGACTTGCTATCGAGTGAGGCCGCTCGTAACAACGGCCAATGTGGATATAGTGAAGTGGTATAACGGGTGTTTTGGGAACATCTGACGTCGGTTCGATTCCGGCTATCCGCACGATGGGGAATGTGGAATCTCTCCAGGAGTATCAATCACCCCTATATTAATGGGGAGCGCATGAGAGGATACGAAAACGATACCTAGGGGACGCCCGGCGTAGTATTGTGTCGATTCCACAAGCTCATTCAATGTGCATTGAAGAACCTCGGTATAGGCACACCGGGCGAAAGAAGTGCCTGCTTCGGGATATGGCGCAGTTTGGTAGCGCGGCGCGTTTGGGGCGCGATGGACGGGGGTTCAAATCCCTCTATCCCGACAACTGTTCAAGTCTGCAACATATATTTGAATGTGGTACAATTCTTATATGCAAACTGAAGCACAGAAGGCTGCCAAGGCAGCACATTATCAGGCAAATAAGGAAGCGTACAAAGCAAGATTTACAGCTCGTAAGCGATTGTTTTCTAGAATTGCGGTAGAGCTGAAAACGTTTAACCCGTGTATGGATTGTAAGAACTACTTCCATCCATGCGCAATGCAGTTTGACCATCGTCCAGGAACAAATAAGCTTTTCCATGTCTCTGATTATGGAAAATTTAGTTCAGTAGTAAAGTTTCTGGAAGAGATTGATAAGTGTGACCTAGTATGTGCAAACTGTCATGCAGTTAGAACATATACTCGGCGGGTTGAAGAAGACTCTCAATAAATTGCCATGCGAGGAAAGAGATATGAATGACATAATGACACGCGAGGAGCTTATCCTTGCGATTGAGGCTAGAGACGGTTTAGACTGTTTCTTGTGTAAGAAGCCATTTTCTAAGGATGTAAATAGTGAATGGCATGAGGTAACCATTGACCACTGGTACCCACAGTCTGTAGCATATGCAGAGGGATGGACCTATGAGCAGGTCAATGACCTTTCAAACCTTAGAAAGGCTCACAGACCTTGTAATACTCAAAAGAGTGACATTGTTCCTAATCCAGATGGTACGCTTCCTGAGCGTCCAAAGAAGGATAGAACAATTCGGGTCCCTCGTCCAGTGTCATGTGATACTTGCATGAATGGTAGAATTCTTCTTCTTGGAGAGCTTTGCCCAGATTGTAATTCTGGACCACAACCGGCTGCATTTCCTAAGACGCTTCAGAAGCGACCAAAGGAATGTGACCACAGTAAGTTTCACTGTTGGATGTGTGTCATCGGACACATACCACGTAAGAGCGCTATCCAAGCGATAATAATTGGAGATTAATGTCTGAGTGGGATTGGCCACTGGAGTCATTTAAGGATGAGCCTGACAAGATTGAGAAGCACTATGCTGAACGTTCGAAGTCAGGCTTTTCCACATTTGACTGGTGGAATTTTGATACATACATTGCTGGAGTTATCGGCCGGGCTGTGAGAGAATTTGCATACGGTCATGGTTACCACAGTGACTTCACCAATATGGAAGATTTTGCGGCTTTTTGCAAGACAATCTACGAACCCCTTGAGTTTTACGCAAGCAAGGAGTACGGTAGACTTAAGTTCGATGAACAGGCAGTCAAGTATGAAGAGGCTGTTGAGGCAATGAAGAAGTTTTCCGAGCGTCTTGGCGCTTGGTGGGACTGACTTGACAACCCCAGTCGTCAAGTGGTAAGGTAGTAACACGTCCACAGGAACCGACGAATTTGTTCCTCGCAGTTACATCTCTGCGATAGCAAAAGATGGCAATGCTCATTGGTGTAATCGGCAGCACACGGGTCTCTGGAACCTTTAGTCCGAGTTCGAATCTTGGGTGAGCAGCTTTGCAAAACATATCTCAGAGCGTAGGTTGTGTCGGTCGGTCTCCAAAACCGACTCGTGAGAGTTCGAATCTCTCCTGGGGTGCTTGACTTCCAAGTCTTGGAGGTGCTAAGATGGTATATAGATTGAAGGCGCTGTTCTTCAAGTTCCGCCCGGTGGTTGACAAGCTACTGAGCAGATGGTACGTTAGAAGAACAAAGTAAGCAACAAGCTTTCGGGTCGGCTGGATGAGGGTTATCTAACCTAAACAATTATACAGTCAATGGTAATTCCTGGTGGATTCCAGGGAGTGTGGTGACTATAACACCTCTCCCTCGCCAATAACATATCCGAAAACAATGGGGTATAGCTCGGTCTGGTTAGAGCATTCCGCTGATAACGGAACGGTCGTCGGTTCAAATCCGACTGCCCCAACTTTATGGGTCGGATTCAGTAGTTTAACTTAAATCCAAACCGCGTGTCCTAGGTTCGAATCCTAGTCCCGGCTTTCTTGTCGGGGTAGCTCAGTGGCAGAGCAGTGGTCCTTAAAAAACACTATTGAAACAACATATCCATTAAATAACTTAAAATTTGCGGGTCGGAAGAATTCAGTTATCTTTCTACCACAAACAATCAGAAAACCGCAGGTTCGACTCCTCGGAGGGATGAATGTGAGAGGTCACAGCTAGGCATGAAGCTTAGTGAATCCAGCTTCTGAATTCTATAATATATCCGCAAAAGCTTTGGGTCGGATGAAGACGTTTATCGTAAGTTCAACTCTTATCATCCCCCCTCATGGGGATGGGGCGTGGTGCCCACTCGTTTTCTACAACATACCCATTATGGAAGGTCAATCCGATTGGCGACGGAACTTGTCTTGAAAACAAGCGAGGTGTGAAAGCCCTTAGGAGTTCGACTCTCCTACCTTCCGCTTTACCCTAAGGAGTAAAATTGACTGAGACAGAGAATGTCGGTCCTACATCGTATCAGCTAGCAATCATCCTTGCACTTCAGAGCAAGCATGTATACGCTAACACAGTTAGTTACGATGAGATTGCACGACGACGTAAGGCAAGCAAGCGAGCGCGGCTACAGCGCAGAACAAACAGAAGGCTTGACACGACACGTCGCTCGTGATAAGGTTTTATTAGATGGTCGGCAAGCAGGGAAGAGAAGGCTACAGGAGCTTGAGCAACAACACCTTCCACCATCACATGCGTCGTTAGTTCAGCGGTCAGAGCACTGCCCTGTCAAGGCAGAAGTCGCGGGTTCGAATCCCGTACGGCGCGCTTTCGTAAAGGAATAAAGAGGGAGTTCTAATGGCACGAGTTAAGAAGTTTGACCTTGTTGAGCTTGACAAGGAAGGCTGGTTCTCTGCTAAGGTAAGTGGAAAGTTCCGGGGTTTGGTCGAGAAGACTGGACGAAGCAACTACACTCTTCACCTTGGCAAGAACGATGTAACTAACTTCAAGACTAAGAAGGCTCTTGAGACTTGGCTCACCGAGAAGTGGGCATCATAATTAAATATTGATAAACGTTCGGGTCGGATGTAATTGCTTATCTATTATGGGAATAAAACGCGATTACTCTAACATATCCGTTCTAAACTTCTAGCCCTAACAATTTCGGGTCGGAGTTTCTTGGTTACCTTACTATGCATGAGAAGTTGTCGGTTCGAATCCGGCCGGGTCCATTCATGGGCCTGTAGTTTAATTGGCAAAACTTACACCGAGGAACGTTTCATATCCGTCTTAATTGTTAGGGCTAAGCTTTTGTCTAGAAAAGGAGAGACAATGCCTCGCTACGAGAAGAAGGTCAAGATTAACGCAAACCTCGTAAAGAAGTATGACGAGGAATACTACCGAGTCCTTGACGATGTGCAGATGCGTGAGCTAAAGTTCAAGGGACATGTCCGGCCGGAAGGTAAGGTTGTTGAAACCAGGACACACATCATCAGCTATTACATTGAGGTGGATTGATATGCTTAACTGGCTTGGCCAGGACGTAAAGGTAGGCTCTGTGGTTTTTCGCGGGGCTCGGCAAGGTAACTCTTCCAGTCACAAGATTGGTGTGGTAGAGTCTCTTAACGAGAAGACGCGAAAGGCACGGGTGGCCTGGAAGTACGAGCTTGGTGTAGAGTGGATTCGTCCAGTCCAAGGACAGTCTTACTACCTTGAGTGCCCACACAAGTTGAGTGAACGTGCAAAGGGGAGTCCTGACGTTGGTCCGCTTGTAGTTGTGCCCCATGGTCTGCTAACCTCAGCAGAGAACATGATTAAGGGTGCAGAGATGGCTAAGGCACAGAATGTACCATCACATGAGGTTGACAACTTCATTCAGATTTGATAATTTCATAGCCGGTAATACCGGCAAGCTTCCATAAACAATATGCCCAAAATGGGCCGAAAGGATTAGAAAAATGTCTAATGCACTTGGTAAGTTTGCTGCTTCTCAGAAGCAGGAGCGCGTTGCTACGCCTCAGACAAAGCGTACCCCTGGTCGTACGGATGAGGTCAAGAACAACGCGGGCGGGTTTGTGTTCAAGGTAGACGACAAGTCTCGTCTTGAGCGCTTCCTGGTGTTGGGTACTGACAAGGGTACCTATTACGTTGGTGAGCAGAAGTTGACGGCTCAGAACATTTCCTTCCTGAAGGAGATGGTCCGTAAGGATGAGCGTCTGGTCGTGGACACTGCTGTTGACGTCTCTGTAAACGCTCGTGCGCTTAAGAATTCTCCTGCGCTGTTCGCTATGGCTCTGGTCATGACGGAGGGCAAGGACAAGGCTTACGCTCGTGAGGCCGTACAGAAGGTTGCTCGTACGTCTACCCACCTTTTCGAGTACGCACAGTACATCGATGACCTGGGTGGTTGGGGTCGAGCAAAGCGTCGTTCTGTCGCTGAGTGGTACGAGAACAAGTCTATCGATGCGCTTGCGTATCAGGCTGTGAAGTACCGTCAGAGGAACGGTTGGACGCACCGTGACCTTTTCCGTCTTGCTCACCCTCAGGGTGTAGACCAGGGTGTTGGTAACTTCATCCTTGGCAAGGACGTTGAGGCTGAGGTGGAAATTCTTAAGGGCTTCGCTGCAATGCAGTCTGCGACTTCGGTCAAGGATGTTATTCGCACGCTGGAGACTTTCAAGAACCTTCCTTGGGAGACCATCCCTACTCAGTTCCTCAAGGATGTGAAGGTCTGGAAGACTCTGTTCTACAACGGTCAGCTTCGTGGCCAGGCTCTCATTCGCAACATTACTCGACTCGCTCGAATTGGTGCGTTTGATGACATGGTTTTCGCAACTGACTACGCGAACGCAATTGCTAACCAGGAAATGATTCAGAAGACTCGTCTTCACCCAATCAACTTCCTGAATGCGGTTGTTGTTCACGAGAGTGGACAGATTGACCGTAACGGTTACAGCATGTGGAGTGCCGGACGTAAGAAGGATTGGAAGTCTAACGGAAAGATTGTGGATGCTCTCAATGAGGGATTCCACATGGCATTCAAGACTGTCGAGCCTTCTGGCAAGAGGACTCTGGTTGCGACTGACGTGTCTGGCTCAATGAGTCAGGCTGCCATCGGACTTGACCTCTCTTGTGCTCAGGTTTCTGCGGCTGTTGCTATGACGGTTGCGCGTTCCGAGCCTTACAGTGACATTGTTGGCTTCTCTAGCAGCATTGTTGACTTGGGCATTACCGCTAAGAGTTCTTTTGCCGACGCAATGCGTAAGGTGAGTAACAGGAACTTTGGTGGTACGGATGCGGCTGCTGCAATTAAGTACGCTAACCAGAAGGGAATTCAGGTTGACACCTTCGTAGTTATCACTGATAACGAGACGTGGGGCGGAAGCCAGAAGCCTTTCCAGGCACTTAAGCAGTACCGTCAGAAGACCGGAATTGATGCGCGTCTTGCGGTTCTCGGTGTGGCGTCTACGGACTTCACCATCGCTGACCCTACGGACCGTGGAATGATGGACTTCGTTGGTTTCGATGCAAATGCGCCTAAGGCCCTCGCGGACTTCAGCGCTGGTCGTATCTGAAACACTGCCCCCTCTTCGGAGGGGGCAAGCTTGTTAAAGGAGAACAGTTTGAATGTTCATGTATAATGATGCGTATGTAACATACGAGCAAAGAGTAAATCACGAATATAAGGATGTTTATGCTGATGCATTTTCGCCACCATATCAGATGCTTGGTAGCGCTAGCATTGTCCACATCCTGAACGTTCGTAGTCTGGATGTTGAAGTTACAGTGACCGCTGAGACTGGCTACGGTTTTTCTCAGGCTGTCGTAATGTCGTGCCTAGCTGCTGCCGTCAAAAATATTGACGATGGCTACCTTTACACTCTGGTCCGCAAGAGGATTGAGAATCAGATGGGGTTCGAGCTTGACGATTTTATTCCGGCCGGGGTTGCTAATCCAACCGACGTAGACCATTCTATTGATGGAACACATTGGAGATTCAACGTAATTGCAAGTCTGAATCACAAGTATGTTCGGAGACCAAAGTTCGAGCTTATCAAGAATGAGCATCAGTTCGGAATGGTCGAGATGAGGTTGAATTACTATTCTGGAGTACATCCCGGTCACATTAGTCTTCTGATTGAAGAGGGTGTTATCGCAGAAAGCGATTGGAATTCAGTTGAACATGCTCAGATGATGCTTTGGTATAAGGCTTATGAAGAGATGCCAATGCTTGCACCAGACCTATCCTACATGAGGTATACAGAAGGATTGCTAAACGGAAGTAAGTATCACACGGGCGGGTATTATGTTGATGCCCCCAATAAGGCACCAAACTTCTCAGGACCACTTGCCAAGCCTGCTGTTTCAGGGTATGGTAAGGATAGTAGGGTCAATGAGTTGCCGGGTGTGAAGGAAATGGTTACACATCCGCTAAGTAAGCAAAAGATGACTCTTGAACGTGCTATCATTAGTCTTAATGACCAGCACAAGTGGACAAGGGAACAAATCGCGGATTGGCTTGAAACCCTTGACATTGACATTACATTTAAGGTGAATACAGATGAACAAGATTGATGAGAAGGCAAAGGAACTTCAGGACACCATCAACGAGATTGGCATGAGCGTGCTTACGGGTTACACTCTTGCTGATGCAATTCGTGAGGGTTCCATGGTATCAAAGCAGGAGTATGGTTGGGGCGATGGGGCTACTGCATGTGCTCTTACTGCTGCTGTGATTGGTGCCAAGTCTCGTGGCTACGTCGATTGACATTGCCCGAACTAAGTGTTAAGATGTAATAAGTCAGGTAGCAGTGGTTACTGCTCATAAGGAAGCGACGGTTGCTCGCCCGCCTGATTTATGGTCCCGTAGCTCAGTGGATAGAGCAACGGCTTGCGGAGCCGTGTGTCGGAGGTTCGAATCCTCTCGGGACTACTTTGCCCCAGTATCGCCACTGGCTTCTAACCAGTCGTTAACAGCGTAATGGAGTATGCAGGTTCGAATCCTGTCTGGGGTACGTGAGTCGTAGAGAACTAATTGTGATGTATGATGGTCTGAGCAATGAGGAAGAAGATGCTCTATTTGAAGCCATCGAAAACGTAATTTGTCCCGACATTGAGGAGGAAGACCATTCCGAATCGTGTCGGCTTTTCTGTATGTCAATCAAAACAGTAGAAGAAAGTAATTAAATGGATTGGTTGAGAAAAGATGAGAGGGTAGAAGTCATCGCAGGAGAATACGACGGTAAGCGAGGGAAGGTTACCAAAGTAATCTCAAATGACAGATATCTAGTCTCACTTAACGGAGGTTTTACAGTTGAACTTCCGCGTAGGTCATTGAAGCGACTGGACTAAGAATAATATGGATGGTAGGATACTCCTAAGAAGGTTTAGGAGGATGAAAATGCCTAAGAGAAAGTTTTTCTATGATACCGAGTTTCACGAAGATGGTAAAACTATTGATTTGATTTCAATTGCTATGGTTCGTGGAGACGGTAAGGAATATTATGCTGTATCATCTGATGCGGATTACAAGCGGGTTTTTGAGAACAGTTGGTTGATGAATCATGTTATGAATACAATCGACCATGTTGTTGTTGAAGACCATCACGGTGGCGGATATACAATTATCCCAAAGGGTCCTTTCGTAAGAACCAGAGAACAAATCCGTGATGAAATCCTTGAATTCGTAATGGAAAGTCAGGATGAATTTAACGACCCTCATGGTGAGGCAAAGGCTGAGTTGTGGGCATGGTATGCTGACTATGACCACGTAGCACTTTGTCAACTGTTTGGTAAGATGATTGACCTTCCAACAGGTTTCCCTATGTTTACTAGAGATTTGAGGCAGCATTGGGAGTATAAGGGATATCCTGAGCTTCCAAGACAAGACGATGGTGAACACAACGCACTTGACGATGCACGTCACAACCTGGTAATGTATAACTACATGGAAGGTCTGTGAGAAGCATGGAAGAGTATACTCTGACTTTGCAGTTGACTGTGAAGATTGAGGCACCAGACGCAGGTGACGCATTGGACGTAGCACTCGACACTTTTGGCAAGGGTTGCGCTGGTGGCGTGGATGTGGTAGAGTATGAGGTGTTGAAGATTGCTGAACCTAAGTGAACTTGAAAAGGCCGGGGTTACGGTCAAGAAGTTCTGTGGCCTAGATATGAATGATATGGGTTGCACAGGAGAGGCAGTTGGTGATATCATCGCAGAGATGGAAGACGGAGTACAGATTCCAATTCCTGTATGCCAGCAACACCTTGACGTAATTCAGTCACAATATGATGTTGAAAGTCTAGGTTGACACACACACGGACTCTTGCTATGATAGAAGAGTCAATGGGGGCTTAGCTCATCTGGTAGAGCATCTGCCTTGCAAGCAGAAGGTGACCGGTTCAAGTCCGGTAGTCTCCACTGGTCATATTTGACCTACAAGGAGGTATGCACTATGTTGTATACACTACTAGTAATCTTGGTAATCGTCATTATCTTGATGCTGATTTTCTAAGGAGGTTAGCATGAGAGGTAGCGACGTAGTATGGACCATCGCAGGAGTTCTTATCTGTATTGCTCTCATCGTATGGCTTGCAGATAACGTAAGCTTCTGATAGAGTAAAGCTCACGAACCTAGGTCGCCTCTGATGCAAGCTGCCTATCAAGTTGTAGTGCACTGCGCTTGACACCCCAGTCCTGGGTCGGGTAATATGGACACATGCTCCGGTAGCTCAGTTGGCAGAGCAGGCGGCTCTTAACCGTCGTGTCGGGAGTTCAAGTCTCCCTCGGAGTACGTAATATTGTAAAGTAAATTAAATCCCCGTTAGAATAATCTGGCGGGGATTTCCTATTAAACAAACAAGGAGAAAACAATGTTCGGTCGTCGTAAGGCTGCTTTCGTTCCCGATACCACCAAGCGTGTTCTTAAGACTGTCAAGGTTGTTAAGCGAGACCCTTCTACGGCTGCTGCGCCTGTTGACCTGATTAAGAAGGTTGGTGTTTCTTTCGAAAAGAAGGTTGAGTCTGCTGTTAATCTGAACAAGAATGTCAGTGGCCCTTCTCGCGGTGTTGTCTGGAATGTTATCGGTCTGCTTGATGAGTCGTACTCTATGGCTCCGTTCTTCAGTGATGGCACTGTTCAGGAGATTGTTGACCGTGTGCTTGCTTGGTCTGCCTCGGTTGATGCTGATGGCCTGGTGCCTTTCGGCGGATTTGCTGACAGCCACGTTTGGCACGGTGACGTTGACCTGACTAACGTTAATAACGTCGTTGCTACAAACGGCTGGTCGCCTTGGGGTGGTACCAACCTTGCTGACTCTCTTCAGGCTATCCTTGACATGGTTCGGGACATGGGAGATGCTTGGCAGGAGAACCCCATCCTTCTGTTCATTGTGACAGACGGTATGCCGTTCAATCGGGACCTTGTAAAGCAGCTTATTCAGGAACTTTCTCAGTACCCTGTCTTTATCAAGATTCTGCGGGTTGGCAATGACCCTGGTGCTAAGGCTTTCGTTGAGGACCTTGACAACATGGTTGGTGGTCGTCTGGTGGATAATGTTGAGGCTCCGGATGATGGTCTCCGTAAGGGAATGTCTGACGACAAGTTCAATGCAGCGATGATTCACGACATGGACAAGTATGTCAACGATGCAACTGCGGTTGGCCTGCTTAGTTGACAAGCCCTTGCTAGTCATGTAAGATATAAGAACAAGGCGTCGAAAGACGCTATGGCGGTATAGCTCAGTTGGTTAGAGCGTTCCCCTCATAAGGGAAAGGCCACTGGTTCGAGTCCAGTTGCCGCTACTGCGCGGTAGTGAAGGTAGGTATCACGCGGGGCTCATAATCCCGAATCAGGAGTTCAAATCTCCTCTGCGCCACGGTCCTTTAGCTGAGATGGATTAGCGCGTGTCTGAAGAACACGAGAGGTATTAGGGTTCGATTCCCACAGGGACCACATGGTTAATATCAAGAAGAAGCCATTGTATAAGGCTCAGTCCAAGATGGAAGCTGATTCTTGGATTGACAGCACCGGCAAGCGTATGTATCCTGGTCAAAAGCTAATCGTTCACCGGCAGGGTGACGAGTGGCACGTCTATAAGGGGTAAAAATGGCACTATTTAAGAAGGATTCTAAGCCTGCAAAGACAGGCGATGATTCTACACCGGAAGAGAAGGCAGAGCAAGCCTTGAAGTTCCACACTGCATCTGCTAGGTTTGGTAAGGTCGGAAAGAGAGACAAGACATGGGAGCAGAGCAAGTAACAGTCTACGATGAAACAATCGCTCGAATGGCAGTCCGGTTGGGCTTGACAGTCGAAGAGGTTGATGCCATCATGGATATGTATACAGAAGAGTCCAAGCAAGTTCACATTGAGCGAGGCCACTTTAGGCCAAAGCCAAGGGTTGCATCAACTAACCGCACTGTGCTAGACTAAGGAGAACAAAATGGGATGCTGGGATATCGAGCCTAAGACTGAAGAGGAAATTCAGGAACAGGCAAAGAAGATGCTCAATCACCCACTTTACATCAAGTTTTTCAAGATTCCACAGGACGAAAGTTTTCAGGAAATCTCTGAAAAGATGATGGAAAATCCATCAACACGAGTTGATTATCTCAGATTGATGGGAAAGTAAGTAAGACGCCCGAAAGGGCAATGGATGTGTAACACGTAATTGGTAGCGTCGCGGCCTGTAAAGCCGTTGTCCGAAAGGGCTCTGGGGGTTCAAGTCCCTCCGCATCCACTGTGTCGGTAGCTTAATGGTAGAGCGTTGCGTTGTGGTCGCAATGGTTGCGGGTTCAAATCCCGTCCGACACCCCGGTCCTTTGTTGCGAGTGGCTAGCAATCGGTCTGCAAAACCGAATACGTGGGTTCGAATCCCACAAGGGCCTCTATACATTCTCCGCCTGAATGTAGAAGGTAACCGCAAGTGTAAAACGCCTTGAAAGCGTGCCTGTGAAAGCGGAACGGGACTCCTCTAGCAGGGAGATTGAAACCATAGGGAATAGCCCGTATAGACCTATGGCACCACGGACTACGATGTGCTAGCATTGGTGGTGGTTCCGGAGAAGAGGCTAGTCACCTCCAACTGGGTATTATGGTAAGATGAGTTTCGGATGTTGGCTCTTGAAATACTAAGCATTCAGCGGGTAATGTGAGTTAGGCGGGGGAGCCTGCAAACCTCACAGAATGGCCAGGACTGATACATCCTCCCGTGAAACGTATTCAGAGCGTAAGCTGCTACTTACGCATCATTCCCCTATAGCATAATCGGCAGTGCACCGGACTGTTAATCCGCAAAGTTCTGGTTCGAATCCAGATGGGGGAGCCACACGCACAGAATTGGGAAAAGAACGGATTTGGAAACCACGCAATAACCATGGTAAAGGTGGTGAAAGATGAAGGGGAGATACTGAAGAGCGGTGCGCCAAGACTATTATCTTGGTAAGGCACCCGCGTGGGACCAAGCTTAGTGGCATCGGTCGAGTGCCCATCTAGAACAATTCGTTTATCCTGGTATACGCGCTTTCGCGGCGGATTGTTTGAAGATAAAGGGGTCACGCCCATTCGGCCTTTTTTAATGCCTCCGTAGTGAAATGGACAATCACGCTAGTCTTCGGAACTAGAATTACGGGTTCGAATCCTGTCGGGGGTACATGGCAAAGGAAGCAAAGGTAGGCTCCATCGTTTTGATTCTTACAGGAGAGGGCGAAGGAGATACTGCAACCGTAGATAGAGTTGACAGAAGTGGCAATATTCGGGCCAAGATGAATAGAGGTCCGAAGTCTGGCCAGTCTGTCTTGTCTCGAAAGGGAAATTACAGGGTGATTTCATGATTAAGAAGAATGATAAGGTACGCATCTTATACGGAAACCGGGCGGGTGTAATGGCCAAGGTGCTCCGTGTGTATGACACCAATAACATCAAGGCTAGGGTAATTACTGACGGACCCTTCAAGGGCGAAATCCTTGAGGTAGTCAGAGAAGGTCACTACGCCAAGGCTTGACAGTACGAAGCACAGACTGTAAGGTCTGTGTATGCCCTTGAAGTTCAAAGGATGAACAACTCCCTCCTAAGGAGCAGGCTGCTGGTTCGAATCCAGTCAGGGGCACAAGAAAAAATATACAAGGCACAGGGGTTTGGCCCGTCCCCGAATCATGAGCCTTGGGTTCTCGTCCATAGAGAATTTAAGTCAACGGGCCTGCCAAGGAGTGATATGGCTAAGACAAGGAAAATGATTGGCGTCTACTTCGGCAATGATAAGAAAAAGAACTGGATTGGTTCTGCTCATAACAAAGCCATGGTAGAGTTGCTTATTGAAGCACATATGGGCGCTACTGGAAGAAAGCGCAATGAGTACAAAACGTTCAACTATACTGATGACCCTGAAAAATTGGGGCCACCAGACTAAGGGGTAGCTTGGTTTCGACTTTGCTGGACGGGATATAAACGCAACCCTTCTTGGTCAAAGAAGTAAAACGGGCCAACCAAATAAATGCAAACTCTATGAATGCATCTGCTTTCGCTCTAGCAGCGTAAAAGCCGGGTTTGTCGGGAACCTAGGAACAGAATCCCGACTAGTACAAAATGTGTAGATAATGTGTAAGACCCTTCAGTGTGATTGACAATGGTTGTAGAACGGTTATATGCTAGATAGTAAAGGACGCGGGTTCGACTCCCGCCTACTCCACACAGAAAGATATGGTAATGAGAGTAACAAATCTCTACATCTATGGTACTGTCGAGTACCTGCGTAGGCTTGAGGAAGACTACGTGTTCATGGGTAGACAAGTGAGACTTGAAGATGATAGGCTCATCGTGTTCGCGCTTCCCAGGAAGAAGCGAAAGAAGTCTCCCAGTAAGCAGCGCCGTAGGCGTTGACAGACAGGGTTGGAACCTGTTAAGGTATAAGTAGAAGGTCAGGCAGTCGGACAAGGCTTAGGCGAGTGAGAGTAGTTCAAGCGGTGGTAACTTAAATGCCCACTTAATGATGCTCAACAAATCGGTGGGATGCGAGTGGACTAGTCCTGACCTTTTAAGCTTCAATCTGTGGATAACGAAAGGGGTCCGGCGTTCTGTGAACTGGCAGTCGGGTAGCCTGGCATGATACAATAAACCTCTAGCGGGGTTAGTCACCCAAGAGTAAAGTTCATTGAGGGTGAGCAGATTGAAAACTAGGTTGCGAGAGGGACAACGGGTGTGCTAAGGTTAGGTACCGAATCAAGGCACCAAGGTAGATAAGGGGAGAACAGCAAAGGGTCTCCGTGTATCGCAACCAAGCTTTGCAGCAAGCAGGCCAAACGCTATAGACAGGGATACAAGGTTCTGAAAAGATAACGCCCATTTGGCAGGGTAGAAAGTTATCACCTGATGCTATCCACGCTGCAACTATGGAGATGACCGGAAACTTCTCCATAAGCTTCCTTCGTACAAAGCTGTAGGAATAAAAACAAACACGAAGGGTATTAAAATATGTGGTACATTGGTTTCGCCAGTCTCTTTATTCTCGTCGGTCTGGTCGCTTTCGTAGTCGGTTTCATGACTAAGAATGACCCGAGCGTTCGAAAGGGGGCCTATGGTGTAACTGCCGCAATGGTTCTTCTGCTTGTGGTTGTCACTGCGTTTAATTCTGTGACTAAGGTTGATGCTCGTAACGTCGGTATTCAGACTGCTTTTGGTCGGTACCAGGGACAGCTTGACAATGGTCTTCAGATTATCGCACCTTGGTCTGAGCACGAGGATTTCTCGACGCAGATTCAGTACCTTGACCTTGATGGCGACAAGTGGGCTGATGGCGCTCCGGTCACGTTTTCTGGTGGTGGTCGTGGTGTTGTTTACGCTACTCCGCGTTGGTACATCAACAAGGAGGATGCTGGTCAGCTCTGGAAGAAGTACAAGACTCTTGACAACGTGAGTGACCGTCTTGTAAGGTCTTCTGTGAAGGACTCGTTCCGAGCCGTCATGACGGAGTACACCCCGAATGACGCTCGTACCAACGTTCGTGAGATTACTCAGAAGGTCGAAGATGACCTTGCCCGTACGCTTGGTGATGATGGTATTAAGATTGACTCCATCAGCATCCGTGATATTCAGCTTGACGACCGTACTCAGGCTTCTCTCGACAAGATTGTTCAGGCGAACAACGACATTGAGCGAGCCAAGGCGGAGCAGCAGCGTGCTAAGATTGACGCTGAGACGCTGAAGATTAAGCAGAAGGGCGGTAACCTTACCGAGGGTGGTCTTACTGACAAGTGTCTCACGGTGATGGACAAGTGGGACGTCAAGAAGAATGGTAACCTTCCTGCGGGATTCTCCTGCAATGGTGTGGGTACTCCGTTCACTGTCACCAACAAGTGACAATCGCGGCCCTTCGGGGCCGCAAGCTTACCTGACAATTTACCTAAGGAGTTGAAATGGCTACCGGCAAGGAGCGCGGCTACAAGGATTGGAAGCTCTCCAAGGAATTCAAGCGCAGTGCTCGAAACTACACTGAGACCGATGTTATGCCCGCTCGTAAGGTTCGACCCAAGAACGCCAAGAAGTGGTGCAAGAAGAAGATTGGTCGTGAGCACAAGTTTGAGAAGACCGGAATGACTTTCTTCTGGGCGGGTTACTTTCCTTGGCAGATTCGTGACGAATGGCGCACTAGCTACAAGTGTACTGACTGTGGTGCTACCAAGACCGAAAGCGTTTTTCGAGACGTTCCGGTTGACTGATTGGACACTCAATCTCTCACTGGTATAATGGAGAATGAATCCATCAAGTTGGGAGGAAATTATGAGCGATACATTCCTAGAACAAATGGGATTTAAGTTCATTGCCGACCTTTTGACGGAAATCCGAAATGGCCAGTTGAGATTGGAGGAAATCATGGCAGACCTACAGACAGAAGTTGCAGAGCTTCGTGATGCAGTTTCAGGCGTATCAGCACGTGTTGATGCACTCGTTGGACCACTTACGGATGCCGTACGAGAGGCACAGGATGCTCTAGCAGCAGAGCGTGAGGCAGCGGCTAATCTAGCAGCAGCAGAAGACGCTGAGGACGTTGAGCAGAATCGTCAGCTAGATGAGGCTAAGGCAGCTACAGACGCAGCCCTAGCAAACGCTCAGCAGGCATCAGATGAAATTAGTGCGGAAACAGACCGTCTAAATTCAATTGCACAGCCAACCACAACTCCAGAAGAGCCACAGGCTTGATAATTAAATAACTTTCAGAACCCCGCTTCGGCGGGGTTTCTGTTTTTGGAGGATAAATGAGAAAGTTCTACGCTATTGGATATGATGAAGCATCAGCACTAAAGGCATGTGTGAATGGCTGGTACACAAACCAACCTTTCTGGCCTGAGTATGATACACTCCTTCCATATCTTGAGCAAGCAAAGAAGATTGTTCCTGAGATTCCATTGAGGATTTACACAATCAAGGTTGGTGGATAGAATGTCAAAGAGCCGGAAGAAGTTTCTTTGCCTGGACTGTGGAGTTGATACGGGCCGGATTGGCGAACACTACATGCTCATTGATGAGACGTGGCACTTGACAGGGCTTCGCAAGTATGGAATGCTCTGTATTGAGCACGTAGAGAAGCGCATCGGTCGTGAGCTTACGGCCAGTGACTTCAACGACTCGTACCTGAACAACGCTCGTACAGGTATCGTAAGCCAAAGACTTGCAGAGCGTATGGGTCTTATGGTAAGGTAGATTTATCGCCCTTCGGGGCAATGCACATATGGCGGAATGGCAGACGCGCTAGCTTGAGGTGCTAGTCTCAGAAATGGGGTGGGAGTTCGACTCTCCCTATGTGCACGTCCTTGTAGCTTAAAAGGAAGAGCGCCGTAAAAACGGAGACGGGTCATAATAGGAAAGGTTGCGGATGCACCGAATGGCTCTAGTAGGGTCTGTAGGGAAGCGCGTTTTCCAAGCCTATTTACAGTGGTGTGAGTTCGAATCTCACCAGGGACACATGGCTTATCTAAGAGTAGGTGCACAGGTTACAATTTGTGAGAACTTCAATAAGAAGGGTCGAAATTGGAAGAACGTAACTGGCTATATTCTTATGATGACTCGCAAGGAAGTGACAGTGCAAACAGAGTATGGTCAAATTATCGTACCTAGGAAAAAGGTGGTGGCTAATTGAGCTACATTGTCTGGCGCGACCTTCTTGATATGGATGAGAATGACCCACTTTTCGAGCGGGTTAGCGGTCTTGATGACATTATCACTCAGAAATACCAGCAGGGTTGGGTAGAAGATGAATTCGGAATTGGCTGGACCATTGAACAGGCTGAGGAATACATGAAGGAAAAGGGTTATCCATGTATCTTTCCAGAGCCTAGTTGCTACAATACTCTACTTATCCTGGCATACATGATTAAGAATGGAGAAATTGACCTCAATGGGAATCTTTAATCGAGACGGATTCAAGAACGGTCAGAAGGTTTATATCCCTAAGATGGCTCAGTATGGTACCGTAAAGATGAAGCGTGGTGGTCTCATCAAGGTTAAGCCGTACAAGAGTAGTGATGAAATTTGGGTTCACCCTCATGAGATTGAGGATGGACGCTGAGCCCGAAAGGGCATGGAAGTGTGGCTGAGTCCGGTTTAAGGCGCTTCACTGCTAATGAAGTGGTTTCGTAAAGAGGCCCGCAGGTTCGAATCCTGTCACTTCCGCTGGAGTTGATAACATGAAACTCTTCAAGAGAAAGTTTCCTTTTAAGAAAAAGGATTGTCCACACATGCATGTTCGTAATATCTACGGTGATGAAATCATTGCTGCTGGATGGCGTAGAAGTCAGTGTATGGACTGTAGTACATTCTTTAAGAGCCTAAACGGAAAGGCATAGAAATGGTACACGTTTCGAAGATTTTCTCGCTCGATGCGTTGCAGAAGGATATCGATGCGGGATTGGTACGTTCACAGGTAAATGAGGATGGGACGCTCCGCATTTACAATTACACCGAAGAGGTTCAGTACAAGCGAATGTGGAATGACGTTACGCTGAATTGTCGTGGCCTTATTCTCGACAATTACATGCACGTTGTTGCTCGTCCATGGAAGAAGTTCTTCAATTTCGGTGAGCGTCCTCTTCTATTCAGCACTGACACTCCGGTTGAGGTGACTGACAAGAAGGATGGTTCATTGGGTATTCTTTATCGTCACCCAATGACCGGGGATTACCGAATTGCAACTCGTGGCTCTTTCTTGTCTGACCAGGCTATTCACGCTACAAAGGTCTGGGACAACAAGTACAGCCACATCGCACAGCCTTGGGATGGAGTTACATTCCTGTTTGAGATTGTGTACCCTGACAATCGCATTGTGCTGGATTACGGTGAGCTTGATGACCTAATCTTGCTGGGTGCCGTTCACAATCAGTATGGATGGTACTACGGTCCGAACGAGGCTGCTGGGATGCTCAACTGGACTGGTCCTGTCACTGAGGTCTTTGAGTACCGGACCACGAACGACTGCTTCAAGGTGCACCGTTCAAATGCTGAGGGTCTGGTAATTCGGGCCGGTAGCGAGATGGTCAAGTTGAAGCAGGAGGACTACGTGGCTTTGCACAAGCTAGTCACAGGTCTGAACGAGCGTGCTGTATGGGAGCGCTTGAAGGCAGGCGAGACACGTGATAGTATCTGTGCATCGCTTCCCGATGAGTTCCACGGATTTGTTGACAAGGTTGCGGATGAGCTAGAGACAAAGTTCAACGAGATTTACCACAGTTCCCACGTGGATTACTGTAAGGTGTTGAACATAATGCCTGGCAAATCAAGCATGAGTAAGGCAGACTGGCGTAAGATGTTCGCATCGCACGCTGTTAAGATGCCTAACTACGACTTGATTTTCAACTACCTTGACAACCGTCCGGTACAGGAGTCTATTTGGAAAATGATTCGTCCTAAGGGCGAGTAATTTTTCGGCGGGGTTCGCCCCGCCAAGCTTGGAGGAGAAATGAAAAATCTGGATTATGAAAAAGTCATTGATGGATATAACGACCTTCGTGAAACATGCCTTGTAATTGCTAAGCTTAACGATGAGCTGATGGGTCCTGACAGATGGCTGAAGTTTGCCATCCAAGACTCGGATATCACGTTGATGTTTACAGAGCGAGGCATCGTGTGCTATGGTAGTGCTTACACGACACAGACGATGGACAACGAACACTTCAGTTTCATGATTCCGTTTGAATATCTAGAGGAGTTTGAGGCAAATGCTAGAACTGGTGATTAACCGGGGGATTCCTGGTAGTGGAAAGTCAACATATGCTCGTGAGTGGGTATTGAAGCCAGGAACCAGACGTGCTAGGGTTAATCGTGATGACATTCGAATGCAGCTCTATGGAGTTGAATTCGGTGTCCCGATTGAGGAGACTGTAGTAACGGCGGTTGAAGACCAGATGATTAACACCTTGCTTTCTGAGGGTGTCTCAGTCATCATTGATGACTGTAACATCAGTCAGCGATACATCAACAGGTTTACAAAGATGGGCGAGAAGCATGGCGCAGAGGTGAGAGTTAATCTCATCAACGTTGACCTTGCGACTGCTCTGGACCGGAATAGCAAGCGTGACCGTTTCGTTCCAACCCATGTAATTCAGGATATGTATAAGAGACTTCAGGAGTCGCTGTAATGTTTCTAGGAATTCTGGGCGGACTGCTAGTGACCTGGTTTCTCGCCGGGTTTTTCCTTGCAGGTGCTTGGGCCGGTATAGGAGGAGATAGATGGTATGACAGACTGTTTGGATGGTCTGTCAGCATTGTTTGTTTCCTTCTATGGTATTGGATTGTAGGCACCCACATCAATTGGGGAGGTTTGATTAAGTGAACATTCCTGAGGCGGATTACTTTGATAACATTGAGGTAATGCCGCATGAAGAAGACTTCACTATGTGGAAGGTTGTTGGTGTCAGGGTTGACATTGACAATATCAAGATGACCACTCTTAAGGAGTACATCGCTAACAAGCCTCTTGCGGAAGCGTTCGTAAGATGGTACACTGATAAGTATTGGTCGGACATGCTCGATGGTGCACAAGACTGTTGAGCAACTGCGGCTTCGGCCGCAAGCTTGACAACCACATCGGTTGTCTGTTAAGATAGAATACATAACGCAAGCGGGTGTGGCGGAACTAGGCAGACGCGATAGGTTTAGGTCCTATTGTCCTTGTGGCGTGCAGGTTCGATTCCTGTCACCCGTACTTCAATCGTTGATACGAGGGAGTTAAATATAATGCAGTTTAAGCGTGGAGATAAGGTTATGACTGGTGATGGCCATGAGGGTAAGGTCATTGCTACAGACGCACGTCGTGGCCTGGTTGCTGTGAAGGTCGAGAAGCCTGGTACAGTTGGTCGTAACAAGGGTGACGAGATTAGTTATCGAGAGTCCGAGTTGCGAAAGCGCTAAAAAACAGGTGGGGTTCGCCCCACCAAGCTTAGGAGGTAAAATGGCTAGGAAGGTCAAAAACGGTACTCCCGTAAGAGTGCATGACCCAAGAAACTTGAACGCCTCTTATAGGAACCAGCTTGGAATTATCAAGGATAGCACGAAACTAATTGGCGGGGTTTGGTCATATAAGGTCAAGCTAAACAGTGGTCGTGAAGCCTGGTTTGATGAGGGAGAGCTAAGAGTTCTAAAGAATACATGAAACTACCACATTACATTAGTAGATTGTCATGGCACCAGGGAGACCGGGTTATCGTGGCAGTTGGACAGTTCAAGGGCAAGCATGGTACAGTAACCATGAGAGCTGAAAAGGGAAACTATCTAGTCCTTCTCGATGGAGAGAAGCGACCAAGGAAGTTCCTCAAGGGAGCACTTGACCCAGAGTAGAAAGATGGTATAAGATGCCTAGAGAAGATTTGGCAGCCCCAGGGATGCCACCTAAGGCACTACATCCTGTAGACTGTGAAAAGGGTGGAAAGCATAGGCCAACCACCAGAGAAATGAAGCAGGAAAACGGACAACACTTGAAGTACAATTACTGTACTAAGTGTCGTAAGATTCCGTGAAATACCGCCCCGTAAGGGGCATCAAGCCGGTGTAGCTCAGTGGGAGAGCGTCTGCCTTACAAGCAGAGGGTCGGGAGTTCAATTCTCTTCGCCGGTACGTTCAGAGGAATGACAGCGCTGGATTTCCTCAGCTTTGAAATTCTGGATGCATACAGAACGATAGGTGAATCGCAGAGGACGATTGGGGGCTGCGTTAAAAAACATCCCAAGGCTTGGCCGCGTAGCCCAATGGCAGGAGGCGACTCTCTCAAAAAGAGTACAGTGTGGGTTCGAATCCCACCGTGGCTACTTCCCGAAACAAAAAGGAGAAAATAATGCAGTTTACCCAGGTTGATGAAGACGCTTACAATGTTCTCGTGAATCTTAACACGATTTCTCGAATCGGTGAAGCGTTCGATGCTCTTGTTGCTTCTGGCAATGCTGACGAGCGGGATGAGGCTCTTCGTAACTCCTTCAATGGTGCTTATGCGAAGTTGTCTGAGCCTGAGACTGATGTGGTTGACGAGTCCGATTCCGGACTTGAGTGACCGTGCGGCCCTTCGGGGCCGCTAGCTTTTTGAGAGAGGGTAGGATAATGTCCAAATGGATTCAGCCTGGTAACAGGATTATGGACAAGGCGTATTTGCGCCATGGTCGCGTGACATACACAGGTGAGCAGCTTGTACTTGCATTGCTGCTACACACGAAGGGTAAGACCCGAAGAGGTCAGAATGAGCTAGAGCAGGTTGCTAAGATGCTTGATGACCCTAATATTAATAGAAATCGAAAGAGAACACCCCGTAGGAAGCCTAAGGCAGCCTGACGGGGTTTTCCCGTTTAAGGAGATAAACGTGGCACAAATCATTATCAATCGCTCTGAATCCCGTTGTGGTAGTTGTGGACAAGGAGCTTTCATGGAAGAAACGGGACATTATACAATTGCAGGATACAAGAACAATGGCCTACCTGGTTGCGGTGAGGCTTGGGATGGTGTAAGCTCTGACTATCTCAACATCCCCGCGATGCTTGCGGCTGGTAGTGAAGGCTACTGGTTCGCTGAGAATTTGCGTGGGCTTCCTGTTTATGATGCAGCACATGCAGAGCCGATTGGAGTTTATGGTGGCCCGTCAAGAAAGAATGCGGAAGTGTCAGCGTTGCGGCGTCAGGCGGATATCTCCGTTTCTCAAGACAACGACGTGCGGTAACTGTCAAGCACTAGAAATTATTGAAGGGATTCGTAATGGCGGATTGGTACAAGGACCACAATGTGAGTCCGGACGCAGTGAGTGAAGAAGAGTATCGTGATTGGCTTGCTGTGAACGTGGGGGTTGAAGAGGCAGACCGTTTCTGGTATGGTATTGACGATGCAGAGTTCCTAGGGGATGATGATTATGGCCGGGCTTCCTAAGAAGATGTACTATGTGCTTATCAAGCCTGGTGGTAAGCCTCTAAGATATGGTAGAAAGGGTGGTGGCTCATACACCCTTGAGAATAACGCTCGTGGTCAGTATGAACACTTGAAGTCTCAGGGTTGCAAGGTTGAGCTTTACACTACCGAAGTTGAGTGGAACATGCTAGAGTCCAATGTAAACGAACCAATTGAAGGGCAGGAGCCTCTATGGTAACGTATGTCAAGGGTGATGCAACTAAGCCTCAGGGTGATGGCAGGAAGATTATCGCCCATGTTTGTAATGACGAAGGTGGTTGGGGCGCGGGATTTGTCCTTGCTGTGGACAAGTTGTCTTCGCAGCCACGAATCAGTTATCGAATGGCTTATGACCACTGGACTAAGGAAGAGGGGTTGACTTTCATCCCACTTGGATGGACTCAGCTTGATTATGTTGGCAATAACATTTACGTTGCCAATATGGTTGCTCAGCATCGTACAATCCGTAGTGTTGAGAAGCCAATTTGTTACAAGAGCCTTGAGGTATGCCTGGAAAAGGTTGCTAAGAGTGCAATTGCTCTTGATGCTACAGTACACATGCCTCGCATCGGATGTGGACTTGCAGGTGGCGACTGGAATGTGGTAGAGTCAATCATCAACCGAACCCTAACGCTGAGGGATGTTCATGTCACAGTCTACGACCTTTGAGCAGATTCCATTGTTTGACGTTGACGAAATTCCATGGGGATATTGCTATGACTGCTATCTCAAGGTGGAATTTGACATCAACCACAGACTTCCATGGTGTTCAAATTGCAGCAAGGAAGTTCATTCATATGATTGGACAACGACTGCAAAGTTCAAGCCAATTCGTATCTCACCATCACAAGTGTTGAAGTCTAACACTGTACCCTGGTAATCAGGGCGGGGTTCATAAAGAGCCCCGCAAGCTTCATTGGTTCGAAAACAAAGGAGATATAACCAATGCGACCTAATGCAAATGTGGCTGAACGCAAGGGTGACCTTGGTGGCCAGAAGATTGCAATGACGTTCGACCAGAATAGTCTTGCACATCTTATGTCGGTTATGACTGACCTGTATTCTGACCCTGAGCTTGCGGTAATTCGTGAGTACAGCACAAATGCGTGGGATTCCCACAAGGCTGCTGGGGTTACTCGTCCTATTGAGGTTACGCTCCCTAATGGTCTTTCTCCTTACTTCAAGGTCAAGGATTACGGCCTTGGTATGGATATTGACGACATTGAGAATATCTATTCTCAGTATGGTGCGTCAACGAAGCGTGACACTGATGACCAGGTTGGTATGCTTGGTCTTGGTTGTAAGTCTGCGCTGTCTTATACTTCCCAATTCACGCTTATTGCTGTGAAGGATGGAATGAAGTATAATGTAGCTATTAGCCGTACAGAGAATGGCTCCGGAGTCATGGAGGTTGTTCTTGCAACCGAGACTGACGAAGAGAATGGCGTTGAAATTGTCATTCCGGCTAAGCGTGGTAACAACTTTGCACACAAGGCAAATGAATTCTACCAGTTCTGGGAGAAGGGCAGTGTGCTTATTGATGGTGAAGAGCCTAAGTACATTTCTGGCCGGGAGGTCAAGAATGGAATTATGATGGTCTCTGACCTTTCCAAGGATTATCTTATCATGGGTAACGTCGGTTATCCTCTTGATGAGCGTCACCAGATTGGTGAGCGCAATTACTATTCCCGCTATGGCGTAGTGGCGCGGGTTGACATTGGAGACGTGAACTTTACGCCTTCTCGTGAATCCCTGCATTACACTAAGCGTACTGAGGACACAATCAATCGAATTCGGACTGAATTCAAGGCGGGTCTCGATGGTATTGTTGAGCGAGACGTTACGGCATGTGCAACTCAGGAAGAGGCTCTTACGACTTACCTTGAGTGGTACAATCTTCTTGGTGGTGGTTACAGCCGTTACAAGTTCCCTGAGGTTGAGTACCGGGGTAAGAAGGTTCCGATGAACATTCAGCACCCGTTCCTCTCCTACAAGGTGAACCACACGCGGTATGCAGTTGATTCACACAACTGGATTGATATTAAGACTGCTCGTGATACCCCCATCATTTATGGGTTCGCTGGTGAAAAGATTAGCGGCCATCAGCGTGAGAAGATGCGTACTTGGCGCACGCTCAATGGATTCACTTCTAGCAACATCCTGATTTGTGATGAACTGCCGGATGTTCTTGAAGAGGATTGGATTCCTGAGAGCAAGGTATATTCTTGGGAGGATGTTAAGACTGCTAAGGTTCCGGGACAGAAGTCTGGTCGTCCTGCTGCTGTTTACGATGTTTACCTTCCTGGTTCTACTCGTATCAAGCAGGTAAAGGCTGACGAATTCCCTGACGACGTTGAGATTGCCCTTGTGGCTCCGCGAGATGTTCCTAATTTCCGGACCGTTAAGGCTTTCCTTGAGGAGAAGACGGATGTTATGATTGTTCGACTTCAGCAGTACCGATGGGAAAAGTTCCGCAGGACATATCCTGACGCTAAGGACCTTACGTCATTCTTCAAGGAGATGTACGAGAGCGCAGTAAAGGGCCTTACCGATGAGGACAAGTTCAACCTTGGCCTTGACTATCGTGTCCGCAATCTGCTACAGTCTCTTAATGAGACGGAGATTGAAGACCCGGAACTTGTAAAGGCTATCATTGCTGCAAAGCAGGTCAAGCCTAGTGATACTCTCAAGCGATATGAGGAAATGAAGGAAACCTATGGTACCTTTAACTTCGCTCGATATGGTCAGGCTGAAATTGACCGGGTTAACCCGCTTGAGCAGTACGTTCTTCTGAAGTACCATTACTACGACATGGATGTTACGCACGCTACGGTTTATATCAATGCAGCGTACCACGCTTTCGTAAAGTGATTGGTCGGCCCCGAAAGGGGCCAAGCTCCGGAAATGTCTAATATTAGGAGATAAAACAAAATGAAGTATAATCTCGTTCAGGTTGAAGATGGCGGAGAGGCAAACCTTACCGTTGTCCACGATGGAGAGATGTATGTGGCCACTGACACTCACCCTAATTTCGAGCGAATTGTCGCGGGTGTTGTCGCCGGAGATGAAAGTGTAGTTGAACTGTTTGATGTTCAGAAGACTGCACAGAAGCGATTCGACAGGCTTTCCGAGCGTGTCACTGTTTCAAATGGTAAGGTCTACCTTGATGGTGAAGAGGTTGACAATGCACTTACCCAGCAGGTTATCAACTTTGTGAATAACGGAGTTGAGGACTTTAAGCCTCTCGTTGCTTTCTTCGAGAAGGTTGAGACTAACCCGAATTCTCACAGCCGAGTTCAGCTTTACGCTTGGCTTCGTGACCGTAACATTACCCTTACTGAGGATGGAAACTTCATCGCTTACAAGGGTGTGAAGGTCGAGAATGGCGAGTATTTCAGCATTTCCACTGGAAAGGCAATTTCCAATGGTGTTGAGTACAATGGTGCAATTCCTAACCCGCTCGGTGCGATTGTTGAGATGCCTCGCTCTGAGGTTCAGCACGACCCTAGCGTTGGGTGCCACACCGGTCTCCATGCTGGTACGTGGAATTACGCCAGTGGTTTTGCGCGGGGTGCGGTTCTGACCGTAGAGATTAATCCGCGTGACGTTGTTTCCGTTCCTACGGACTGTGATGCGCAGAAGTTGCGTGTCTGTCGCTACGTGGTTAAGGACGTGACTGAGACTGAGCTTGACACTCCGGTCTACAGCACTTACCCTGACCTTGATGGTTACGAGGATGAGGAGTACGACGACTACGGCTACGATTATGACGAGCCGGATGTTGACACAGACGAGCCTGTTGAGGTAGAGTCTGAGGACAAGGAAGGAACCGAGTCCACCGGTGTTGTAACTGCGGATGTTTCTAGCGCAATTACGTGGCGTCCTGTGGAGTCCACTTGGGCTCCGGAAGACCCCGATGCACCTTGGAACCGAGTCTAATCGGTTCGCCCCTTCGGGGGCAAGCTTACTAAGGAGGAACAATGACGGTAGCGGAATTGATTGCGAAGTTGCAGACGTATCAGAACCAGGATGCTATGGTTAAGGTCTTGGTTGACGACGGATGTGGTTGTTGTTCGAGTGGGGGAACTTACGAGGACATTGATGTTGATGTAGTTGATGGAGAAATCCGAATCTCGTGATACACTAGCCTCTCCGGAGGCAAGCTTCCTAACGAAAGGAGATATTAATGTCCAAGATTATGATTCTGGGCGACGTTCACGGTGAGACAAAGTGGCTGGTGAACATGATTAACAAGGCCAGTCGAATGGGCGTCAAGAAGATTCTCCAGGTTGGAGATTTCGGAATCTGGACTCATGAGGCTGAGGGACACCGGTTCCTTGACCGCGCAAATGAGGAGCTTCGTAAGCATGGCATTAAGCTCTATTTCGTTGGCGGCAATCATGAGAACTGGGACCACCTGAATTGGCACGAGAAGAATGGTGCTAAGGACTGGAATGGTCACACATTTATTCGGTCTCACATTCTTTACACTGGTCGGGTGAATCGCTGGACCTGGGGTGAGAAGGGTGAGGAGAAGGTCTTTCAGGCTGTTGGTGGTGCCTTTTCAATTGACCGGCGTCGGCGGGTTGTTGGAAAGACTCTCTGGCTTGATGAGGAGATTCCTGACCGGGTTGTTTATGGTCTGGAGAAGGCTGGTCGGAAGTGTGATTACCTTTTCACGCATGATGGTCCTAGCTGTCTTCCATTCGCAAATCTGAAGCCTGATATCGACTCTGATATGCACCGGCAGAAGATGGACCGAATTGGGCGGGCTACTCGGCCTAATCTTTGGTTCCACGGTCACTATCACAAGTGGATGGAGTACAGCTTTATGCACCAGGAGGGTTATTCCTTCGTGTATGGGCTTGACCGGGACTATCAGTTCTACTCTTACGCCATTCTTGATACTGCATCTGGTGACGTTGAGACTGCAACTGGTAAGATTATCGAGCACGGAAACTGAGATTTGCCATTTGAATAGTTATCCAATACAATGAAATGTATGGAGGTTAGTCCTCCGATAGATTTTTGAGGAGGTGTACTATTCAAATGGCAAATGAAGAGAAGAACGAGTCACGCATTCTTTCAGCCGATGAGCGCGCTGCTGCTCTGAAGGAGTCTGACGCTAAGGCTGCAAAGGCAGACTACAAGCCTGTTACGGCTGTTGACGCTGTTGAGCCACACGGCCCACACGGTGTTGAGGAGGCTGCCGCTAAGCGTGCGAAGGACGCTGGTGTGACTGACCCTGCATTCGTTAATTACGCAGAGGCTCTAGAAAACTACCAGGCTCGTCCAGACGTTGAGCCACTAGACGAGCGTCGCGCTCGTGAGGGTGGACGTGATTTCCAGGCTGCATCTTTCCGCCGTGAAATTGGTGGAACGGACAACTCTGGAGTTACGACTTCTGAGGATGTATCAACCGATTCAGGTGATGACAAGACAGCTAACAAGACTGCTGCTGTCCGTAAGCCTGCTGGTAAGTAAGGTTTATTCTTTGTGGCGAAACCCGGTGTTGACAAAGCACCGGGTTTTTGCTTATACTATAACAACAACGATTCCTTAGCTCAGTTGGTAGAGCAGCGGACTTTTAATCCGAAGCGCGTCAGTTCGAGTCTGACAGGAATCACTATTGACACTCAGTTGTCAATCATGTTAAGATGTTTGTATAATGCAACTTAAGCGAAAGGTAAGGACTAATGCCTAATCTCGATTACAAGGCAGCGCACCGATTTGTGCGGGAGCAGCGTCGGAATGGAAATGACGTTCGTTGGGAAGGCTGGGATATGGTATTCTGGAAGCCTACTCGACATGGATTCACCAGCATTAACGGAGCGTTCAAGAACGGCCGTTGGGGTGTTGAGTCTCGAATTTCCGTCAATTCTGACGGGGTGTGGATGGTCCCGAATAAGAATGTCAAGTCTACTCGATGAACTAGGACTAGACCCCGAAGATTTCCAGTGGCAAGACTTGGCTCTGTGCTCCAATATGCCAACATCTTTCTTCTATGATTCGTATGAGTCAGACCAAGAAACGGCAAAGGCAACAGACCAAGTCTGCCTTCATTGTCCAGTAATAAAGCAATGCTTTTTTGCCGGGTCAGATGGAGAACACGGAGTTTGGGGTGGGGTTTACTGGAATGGTGCAGGTAAGCCCGATAAGAACAGAAATGCACATAAAACTGAACAGGTTTGGGTTGAAATCAGGAGCAAGGTCGAATGAGTCTATATACGAATAACGTACAGAAAATCTTTAAGACCATGAAGGCTCCGTATCCAAATTTCGTCGTGGATATTGTAGAATATCATGACTACCTTGCACTGAGAGTTTACAAGGATAATATCGAATCGTTCAGCGACAATCATAAGATTGCACTCGCTGAATATCTCTATCAACTTAGAGATGCAATTAGGTCCGAATGTAAATGCCACATTGAAGGAGTCGAAAATGCACCACCGTCTAGAGGAAGACCGCAATAGTTATCCTCTTATTTACATCATTGAAGAGCGAGTGTGGGGGTTTCTCGTCCAAGAGAATGCCTACTTTTCCGAAGTGAAGTATAGCATTGGCGGTATTGAATATAATACTTGTCTGGAGAATGATGAATTCTTTATTCCAGACCAGATTGGATATGAGAAGGGTTAATGAGCCAAGCGGAATGCAGTTCATGCGGGAAGCAGCACAATGACCTGAGAGCATATAAGTCGAAGTTGCTACTAGGTACAACTTTTCTTATGTGTCCACATTGCCGAGCCGGAAAGATGGAGCCGAGATTTGCCATCATTCTTGCTGGCAGGGCTCAGGGTGTTGATTCCGTAGTTGAGTATGTCAAGAATAGACGCTATTGCGGCAATGAGATTCTTGCCAAGGAATTGATGGTTTAACAACTAAAAACGGGCGGGTTTAGACCCGCTACCCCTGGTTAGCTAATAGGTAAAGCAGCCGATTTATAGTCGGATATATATGGGTTCGAATCCCGTACCGGGGACTTTTGACATTTAAGTATACGGAAGTTATACTTTGATTATGTCCAGACTAGTGAACCTAGCTAAGGCTGTGTCAGAAAAGCCTACAGAGGCAATCGAGTACATCATTTCGATGGCAGTGTTCTTTGTAGGAATCTGGTTCCTAAGTCCTTTCTATAAGCCGTCTACGTCAGTTCAGTCACAGATTTGGGAAAGTACCCACATTCCTCAATATACTGGTGCTGTTCAGGCATTTCTAGCCGCGCTTCTATTCATTGCACTGGTCAGAAAGAATTGGGTGAGGAGGCAAGCGGTCCGTCGGCAGACAACGTTTGCCATTTTTGTTCTTTACCTGTTTTATGGATTCTCTTCTACAATCATCCTTGGGATGGGGAGGGTTTCTTGGGTATCCACATTCGCAATTGCGCTAATCTCAGGTGTGGTGAACCTAAGGTTGAAGTGGGAGGAGGGTAATCATGCCGGAAATTAGCCAGGCGTGGCTTGCCCTTATCGGGGCTGTTCTTGGTGGTTCAGGACTTAAGATTATCGAATATTGGCTAAACCGCTCGAAAGTGAGGGAAGATGCTGCTACGCAAATGCGTACTGAGCTTAGAGATGAAATCAAGTCTCTTCGTGAGGAATTGCGTACAGTTGAAGACGAACTAGACAAGTGGCGTGGCAAGTATTATGAACTAATGGATGAGTTCATGAAGGCCAAGGGCGACCTTGCAGAAGCCTTGCGTAAAGCACAAAGCAAGCCTAGTGAAGACTCTTGACCTAAGCTGCGAGCGAGCGGAGCGCTATATCTCCGCATTTTCTTTCTAAACGATTATGTAGTAGAATAGTTACTGATAAGGAGGTGCTAATTTTGGCATTTTACCAGGTAACATCATTCTATTATGATGAGACGACAGGAAACATTTTCATCCAGCTTGCAAAGGATGTAGACGTTTCATATACCCACCTACCAGAGGAGCAGCCACAGGACATTTTTGAAGCTCAGATTTTCCTAGATGGCGGAACAACCCTAGTTGGAAAGTATCGTCCATCAAGTGAAGATGGTACAGTTACAGGTGGTCACTACGGTCGTCAGGCGGGTGCATCACCAGACTCAGCAGTCGTTGCCCCACTTGAAGACGCTCCAGAGTGAGCTTGACAGACTCCTTGAAGGTCTGATAAGGTATTAAGTACAAGGTAAGGCAACCGCCAAAGAGTTGCCAACATGCTCCGGTGGTCTAGTTCGGTCTAGGATACTGCACTCTCAATGCAGAGGTCACGGGTTCAAATCCCGTTCGGAGTACAAGCATTGACAATCTAGTGTACTAGCGCTAGTATATAAAGAGAATCACGAAGTTGTCAGTGAATAGGTTGAGTAGCTACCATTACGAACGCTCAATAACCGCAGCGGATTTTCGGCCTTCAAATCCCGAGTTTACCGCTATAGAAAAGAAACCGGGACATGCCCCGTTAGTCTAGCGGCCTAGGATTCCGGATTTTCACTCCGCGAGAACATCGGTTCGAATCCGATACGGGGTACATGGGACAAAAGGGAAAGACACCAAAGTATCACAGAGGTCAGAGAGTATATTCAAAGACCTGGGGGTGCAATGCTACGGTAGTTGCATCTGATAACACCAGGTCTTTCCAAACTGTTTTTTACATCATCAGACTTGATGGTGCTAAGCAAGACAGTTACAATATTCCGGAGCACCTACTTGCTCCACCAAGATAAAAACTATGGGCTTCGGCCCTATTCCGGTGTAGTCCAATGGTAGGACACCACTTTGCCAAAGTGGTAGCGCGAGTTCGATTCTCGTCACCGGGACCATGAACAGGCACACCAGGTAATGCTGCACTGCCTGTCTCTTTTTGTCCGATTAACATAGTTAGGATTACAAATGATTCAGCCTGGTATTCGTGTTCGAGTCCGTGACAACTACGCTGGCGGACTTGACAACGTAGTGGGTCGTACTGGTAAGGTTCTTCGTGTCAGTCAGGATGGTCTTTACCTGCTTGACATTAAGGGTCGTCGTAAGGCTTCTTGGGGTGACTACACCTATGACCGTGAGGTTATTGTCAACGAGTCTGAAATTGAGACTGTAGACTTTGACCTGAAGGATGCCAAGGGTCGTAAGATTGAGCTTGGCGATGAGGTTGCCTATGGTCCTCTCGGTGGTGGTGTTATCATTGGAACGGTCGTTGACATTGACGAGCGTGAGGGTCGGTATGGTCGAAAGACTGTGAAGTTCCGTCTTGAAACTAAGACGAAGGAGTTTTACACTGATGGTGGTGACCGTACGATTAGTGGTGCTAACGTTACTAGCTATCGCTGGTATGAGCACTCTGGTCGTTGTGTTGTCATCAGTAAGAATCCGATTAATGACAACGTATTTACAATTAAGGTTCCTACTTTCTGATGGCTAAGAAGAAGCCGAAGCCAATTGGCTCAGGCAATTACACTGTTTGTAGAAAGTGCAGAGGCACTGGTCAGACATTCGATATCAAGAAGGCAAACAATCCAAAGGGTCAAGCGATTCTGTGGATTCCCTGCCCTGATTGTAAGGATGGTACCGGCCAGTCTAGAGGTTGGGTTGACGCAGAGCGTTGACATGTGTTAAGATAGATACATCGGGTCGGACGGTTGACAAATAATCCGACCTAACATACACTTAGAGTATGAAAACGTGCTCTAAGTGTAAGCTTGAAAAGCCTCTTGAGGATTTTCCAAAGAAGGGTTTCGTAAAGGGTAAGCAAGTTTATCGTTCGGACTGTAAAGATTGTAAGTCCGAATTGGATAAGAAGGTTTATGCCAATACAGACCTAGAAAGACGAAGAATTCTACAGGCCGAAGCCACTAAGCGAAGGCTTGCTAATAACAGGAAATTGGTGTATGACTACCTGAAGAACCATCCATGTGTAGATTGTGGACAGGACAACATCATTGTGCTAGAGTTTGACCACGTAAGAGGTGAGAAGACGCAAAGCATTTCAACAATGGTTGCTAGACATAGACCAGAGTCAGAAATCCTAGAGGAAATTGAGAAGTGCGATGTTCGATGTGCAAATTGCCATCGTATCGTAACGGCTCAACGTGGTGGTTGGAATGTACTTGACCACCTAGACTGAATGTGTTAAACTTGAATATATCGGGTCGATTGGATAGGGTTATCTAACAATCAATTGGTGATGAGCCTTCGGGCAACCCTGCGGCGGGTATAGCCGCATCTCCCTTCCTCAACATATCCGATGTATTTGCGGGTGTAACTCAATTGGCAGAGTGCTAGCCTTCCAAGCTAGATGTTGCCGGTTCGACCCCGGTCACCCGCTCGAAACAAATGCCCCGCTGGTAAATAACTGGCGGGGATTTGTTGTTTCTATGGTAAGATGGAGTCATGGAAGAAATCGTATCCTACAGTTTTGCTGTAGACATTTACAAGAATGAGTCTGGAACGTACACTTATGGTGTGTTCCAAGAGATTGAATCTGATGAAGAGGACGAACTACAGTTGCTTGAGTCTGGTGAGACTGATACACTAGCTGAAGCGGCAGAGGTTGCGGGCCGAAGCATCAAGACACTGTTCACTGTTTGACTATGGCCCGAAAGGGTCAATCCCCCTTAGTGTAATTGGCAGCACAACGGATTTTGGTTCCGTTAGTTCGAGTTCGAGTCTCGCCGGGGGAGCTTCCATCGTAAAAAGGAGAAATGATGGTTATTGCAGCAACTGTTATTTGGATTGTCGGATTTCTCTTCCTCCTGATTTTCGGAGGTGTGGTGATTGTTGATTCAGAGATTCATCATGAAGAGCCTTTCGAACAGTATTATGAGTCATGGGGTGGAGTCAGATTCTACTCCGTTGTATTCCTTGCGCTGCTCATTGCAACGTCTGTCTGGCCTATCACTCTGCTCACTATCTACATCGTAGCTCTTATTAGGAAGTGGTAAGATGATTTTCCTGTGGATTTATTTGGCCGGGTTGACTGTCTGCATCATTGGTGGTACGGTTACAGCACTGTACGAGAAGCGCAAGTTCGGTGAAGACAAGGTATCAGCTACCGCATGGGGTTCTATCGTCCTGTATTCTTTTTGGTGGCCATTCATCATGCTTCTCAATCTTATCTGCCTCCCCTTCGACATTCTTGAGAAGAGGCGGGGTCAGTAAGATATCGGGGGTTCGCCCCCAAGCTTCCATTACAAAAGGAGAAGATAATGGATATTCTGTTCTGGATTTGGGTAGTACCGGCCGGATTCTTCACTACAATTTTCCTGCTGGTTGCACTATTCGCTTCGTTGATTAACATTCAGACAGGCGCTGTTCTTGGCGGATTGGCAATTGGAATCTTTGGTCCGCCTGTTGCTGTCGCTCTTGGTGCTCTCTGGCCTGTTACTTGGCCTCTGTTTTCACTTCTTGGTAAGCTGGATGAAAAGCGAACCGAAAAGCGCAATCAGGAATATGAGAAGCAGCTTGCTAAGGGAAAGAACTATGGCAAGTTGATGAAGATTACCGAGAGCTATCCTCACCTTCCCGATGAGTACCTTGGTGCTATCGTAAAGGTCATTCAGTGGCATGAGCCTGGCAAGCACAATGCTTACGTTGAGTTTATTGACCAGAAGATTCGCCCTGGTCGATTCTATTGGCGACACTCCATGATGGAGGAAGTCTGATAGAATGGGACTTCGGTCCCAAGCTTCCCGAAAGGAGATTGTTATGGGATGGGTGTTGGTCGTTGCTATCCTGGCTGCGCTATGGTACCGTAGCAATTACAAGGGTGCCATGAAGATGTACGAGCATGAGCGTGAACTGAGTAAGCTTGCTAGTGGCGAAAACTACCGTCGTCTGGTAAGGTTCACTCATAACAACAGGAAGTACGAGGCTCGTATTCGTAGGTGGGATGTTCCTGAGTCAGACGAGAATGTTGCTGAACTTTGGTGCGTTGAAGGTTCCAATCCTGACGGATGGACACAGTTCTTTCTTTGGGATAAGGATGAACTGAAGTTCGTTGATTGAGAATCCGCCCGGTTTCGTAAACGGGCAAGCTTTAGTAATAAGGAGGAAGTATGACCGCTTGGATTATGGGAATCTATTTCGTTGGTTTCGGCCTCTGTTTCCTGTTTCTGCTTGTTATGGCGGGAGTTGGCAATAGTCCTGGCCTTGGCAGTTCACTTGGTTCTGAGGTAGTAACGTTCGTAATGCTCGGTTCCTTTCTGTGGCCTGTGCTTCTTGTAATTTCAATTATGGCTGGTGGCTGGTATGCCGTCAGGCGACTGCTTGGAAAGGAAAAGAATGGACTTCGTAACACTGCATGAAATGATTCCTCGGGCAACCGGAGATAAACTTCATGTGATGGAAATGAAGCCATATCCTAACATTACCCTCGCTATGCCGGGAAGGCATCAGAATGATACCGACCCTGTTGGCGGGGATTTTGTTGTTATGGTAGATGATGTAAATATGGGTTGGGTAAAGCATCAGTTTACTCATGGCGACCTTTGGGATGACCTTGAGAGCAAGTTGATTGCCGACCCTATGAGTGCTAAGATGCTCATGCGTGATTACGCGATGGTCGTTCGTGGTGCTGCGCCTGAAGACACAGCATGGGACTTTGAGAACGGTTTGGTTCCTGAGGACCTAGATGAGCCTTGGGACAATACGCTGTTGCCTCAAACGTTTCTGTACGCCGTTCAGTGCCTAGCTGTGGCTGAGCATCGACGCTACTGGAAGCACGAACGAGACGGAGGCGGAAGGTACTTGCCAGCACGCTTCTCCATGGGTATCATAGAAGGCAGATGGAAGGCAGAAGACGCCAAGGCTTATCAGTATCGTGGTCGTCAAGGGCTTGAGAATCTGATTAAGGAGAAGGGCCGTCCGACTTCTCTGAAGAAGTTTGCTGAACAGTAAATTTCGTGGGGTTTCGTAAAGAAGCCCCAAGCTGTATACTAGACACATGGATGAAATTTGTGAGGAACTAGCGCACTGGTTTCTAGTGCATGATTACAAGTGGAAGTTTGATTACGGCCATGGCAATCCCGATGAAAAGGATATTGCAGCAGTAATCAAAAAGGCAATGCAACTGCTTAGTGTTGAAGAAACAGATACCAGACTTGAGGTTGGTAGGCTAATCTTCATGAAGAATGCTGAGCTTGGTCTAGTAGACATTTATGTTCACGCTGGGACTATTGAGGAGAATTCACTAAATGAGGACAGCAACGTTTGACTACACTGAGATGGCCGTAGTTGACAGCAGCTTTATCGACGCTGTTTACTACAACGACAAGAGCAGTGAGCTTGCCGTTTCAATGCTGAATGGCGACACGCATTTCTATGCGGATGTGCCTGCACGCGTTTTCTACAGCATGGTTGACGGTTCTTCCGCTGGTGCTGCCTATAACCGAGAGGTTAAGGACCAGTACACAAACATTGCGGGCGGACCTGTTCATGAGGTACAGTTTGTTGAGCACGAGGTTGGTGTAACCAAGCGCTTCAACGTAAAGGCTGTGGTAGTATTTCAGCAGTGGTTTGACGCTGAATCTGCTGCGGACGCTGCCAAGCAGATGGAGAAGTACATGGCTCCGAACTATGGCAACGTATCAATCACGGAGGTTAAGGAAGTTGGGTGAGGTTCGTAAGGTCCGTACACTAACGGAACTTCACGAAATTATGAACGACAATGATAAGGTCGTTCTTGACTTGGCTGCACCGTCATGGTGTGTTCCTTGTCAGAGGCTTGAGCCTCATTTTAAGAAGGCTGCTGAAAAGTCGGAGGCTGCGTTCGTTCAGGTAGATATTGAGGATGCCGAACAGGATATTCTCAACACCTATCCGACACAAAGTGTTCCAACGGTTCTTCTCTTGCAGAAGGGTGAGCCAACTGCTACGCTTAAGGGACGTACTTCGGTAGCACTTCTTAAGGAGATTGGGTAAATCTCGCGGGGGTTTCGTAAAGAGACCCCCAAGCTTCTCAACAAAGGAGAAATGATGCTGAGCGATATTGACCTTCCTGAACTTCCTTCTGGATATCGATGGAAGTTTTATAGGAGCAAGGCAAGTGGGAGCGATATCTTGGCTATCCAGAAGCGCTGGCTTGGTGTTTGGTATAGCGAAGAAATCTCATTCCCTAGTATTTATAAGTCATATGGTGATAGTAATGAGAAGGCTATTAAGAAGGCTGCACAGTCAGCTTTCAGACGATTCAATCAGGACTTCTCTCGATACTATGGTACTAAGCCGTAATTCTATAAAGGAGACATAGTGGCTAACATTGGTGGTGCTTCCCCTAAGAATCTGATTATGCGGGCAGAGTTGATGATTGATAGCCTGCCTGACTATAATGCAGACCTTAAGGCTGAAAAGGCTGAGTTGCTTCTTCGTCTTGCTGAGGCTAAGATGGAGTTCCTGAAGCAACCCGAGGAGTAACACAATGGGCCGAAAGGCCCAAGCTTTCCTACTAACATACACAGAAAAGGAATAGGAAAATGACTAACATTACCCCTGAGCAGGAGCAGCAGAGCCGCGATTTCGTTAAGGTTGCTGCGCTTGCAGCGGTTCACATTCAGGCAGTGAATGAGGCCGTGAAGTTGGGTGACATGGACCTTCTTCAGGGAAGCCTTGACTTCGGTAACGAGGTTTCCACCACGATTCTTTCTCAGATTCCTGAGGAGATTCGTATGGAGGTTCTGCTTGAGCTGCTTGGTTCCGCTCTGAGCATCTGATATTGCAGTACAATTGGGCTAGGGGAGAAATCCCCTAGCCTTTTTGTATTGGAGGAAGCTTGTATGTCCATTGAGAGATGGGAAAATGAAGGAGGATTTATCCAGATGACTCATTCATATTTTGACAGAATGGGTTTTGAGGAAACACACGAAGGCAGTCAGACAGACTGTCCAACCAAGCAGTGTCGTAAGGAACGCGCCTACTACCGCAGGATTCCAGCGATGGACCCGTGGCCTGATGGTTCCGGGCCATACGGCACCGACCCATGGATGCAGGAGGGTATCTAAACAAATGCACGTCGTACCAAAATTTGAAGGTGACCACTTCTTCCTGTCTAACTTTTACGAGGCTCCCATACGTTTTGTGATGGGTGATGAGATGGTGGTCATGGCTACTGGGGAGCACGCTTTCCAGGCTGCCAAGGGCAACGCCATCCTTGACAAGGCAGAGAAGATGAGATACGTTCTTTCTGTTGCCGATGCCCCAACACCTGCCAAGGCAAAGTACCTTGGTCGTTCAGTCAAGATAGACCTTGACTGGTGGGAACGCATCAAGGTAGACTGTATGCGCGAAATTGTATTCCAGAAGTTTTTGCAGAACCCTGAGCTGAGAGTTAAGCTCTTGAATACAGGTGATGCTATGCTTGTGGAAGGAAATACCTGGGATGATAAATTCTGGGGGCGAGTAGATGGCAAGGGCTATAATAAGCTTGGTGTCATTTTGATGGAAGTGCGCGGATACTGGTATTGGCAGACACGTAGAAACAATCCGGAGATGGGGTCATGAGCGATAGACAGCCCAATTTTGCCGTGCGAGATGAAGTGGTGTATCTAGGAATGCTGGGTATCGTAAAGCGAGTTCTTCCTGGCAGGGGTATAAGGTATGTCGTGGAATTCGAGCATGGTAGGCAGACAATTCCCGAAGGAAAGTTGAAGAGAGCGTGAGTCAAAAGTATCGTAAGGCTCAGCGTCTTATTGCGTCCCGCCGTTATTTTCGGCGGGTTCGTAATAGATGGCGCAAATACGGTTGTTCGTGCGGAAAGCACAACATGAGAGGCGACAGATAGTCGCTAGGGTTAGGGAAATAGCCCTGAAAGGAAAATAAAATAATGGAAAAGAAGCCTAAGTACAAGGTTGGACAAAGAGTGAAGTTCAATGGAGACACTGGTACCATTACGAAGGTCTGGACTACAGACAAGAATATGCCAAAGTACACTGTTGATTTCATCTTCCACACCCATGTACTAAGGGAAGACCAGATTAGAAAGGCGTAAAATGTGTAACTGTCAGTGCCAATGCAATCAGACTAAGAAGGTTTTTGCAGTTGGCGATGTTATTCATGGATTCTGTGGTGGACATTTCGGGCGGGATTCCTATTCGTGCAAGAAGGTGGAATACATTGGTCCTGATTACATCGTATTCCGCATCCTAAATGATTGGGGCGCTGGTGGTGTTACCATTTATTCTGGTACGCAAGAGGCGATTTATAGCGACCTGTCTGAGTATATGGAAAAGCCAGACTCCGAATACTACGAGACTTGCGACTGCTAAAAATCTTGGAGGGTAGCTCTTGACAAGCTACCCTCAAGCTAGTTAAACTAGAAAAAGAATAAAACAAGTTATAGCAAAGAGAAGAATATAGAATAGGTTAATATAATTATGACTATTTCAGTTATGTTGGTTCTCGGTGCACTTGTTGCAATGTTCATCATCAAGGATGGACTTAACAAGTTCCAGGCCATTGTCCTCATTCTCTTTGGTATCTACCTTGGTGATACTGCTTTTGGTGGAAACCTGCATGAATGGACGGACAACTTTTTCCACATGATTTCTCAGATGAATTTCTGAGGTATCGTAAAGGGGCTTTCGTAAAGAAGGCCCCTTAAGCTTCCTAAAGGAGAGGTGATATGAGAGAGTATTCAAAGACCGATAACCTTTACAAGCGTAACCCTAAGAAGAAGTCTGAGCTTATCGTCGGAGATTACACCCGGCCGGAATTCGCTCATATCGTTTCTTGGTGGGTTACCGAGAAGGTTGATGGTACTAACGTTCGTCTTTGGTTCGACAAGGACGAGAACAGTGAATATCGTGGGCGTACAGACAATGCACATTTCAGCCCGGTGCAGCATGAATTCATGAACAACCTTCGTGATTCAATTAAGGAAGATGCAGTAAGCCTTATCCATCGTTTTGGGCTTGATGAGCTGCTTATCTTTGGTGAGCTTTATGGACCGAAGATTCTTTCTGGTGGCAACTACTCTGACAGTCTGGAGTTCCGAGCGTTTGACATGATGGTTAACGATAAGGTATGGTTGCGACCTGACGCAGTTGAGGAGAACGCAGCAGACCTTGGGCTGACCATGGTTCCGAACCTTGGCATGATGACTACGGCTCAAATCTTTTTCATGGTAGCTGGCGGATTCAAGTCCACCTTTGCCAAGAACAAGGATTTCGATGCTGAGGGTGTTATTGCACAGCCTGCGGTAAACCTGTATGACCAGCGTGGAGAGCGTGTTAAGTTCAAGTTGAAGCACAACGATTTGAAGCATGTAAGTTGAAGTGTGTGATATTTCATGCTATGATTAATGCATGATTACATTCACAGATAAGCACTGGAATAAAATTGCGATTACCGGTCCAAATGATTGCTGGATTTGGACCGGTTCTTGCGATTCTAGAGGATATGGACAAATTAGAGTATCTAAAAATTACGCACCAAGGGTTACAAGAGTAATGTTGGCATGGGTTGATGGAATTGAAATTCCAGACAAAAATACGTTCGTTTTGCATTCATGTGATACACCCTCATGCGTCAATCCAATGCATCTGAGATGGGGTTCTCACAAAGAGAATGTTAAGGATGCAGTAGGAAGAAAAAGATACAAGAATAATTTCAATATGCAGGGCGAGACGCATTGGCGTGCTAAGCTGGCAGAAAATGACGTTATTGAAATTCGTAATCGTCATGACAATGGAGAAAAGAAGCGGGCTCTGTCTACTGAGTATGGAGTCAGTTTTCAAACAATTAGTCATATTGTAAATAGGGTCACATGGACCCATATCTAAGGAGAAATAAAATGGCTCAGATGCCTGAAGAGATGAAGAACCTTGGTGCCCTTATCGCAGTTTCCAAGATTATTGAGGTTTTTGGTAACCTCTGTGATGCTGCGGAGAAGGCCACTCCTGAGGTTAAGGCTTTCGTAAAGCCTTTCCAAGATGAGGTTGAGAAGTCAGCAGAGGCTCTTGAGGCTCTGTTTGGCAAGGGTTTTATGGACACTAAGTGAAATTGGGCGGGTTGTTCGTTGACCCGCCAAGCTTTGGAGGAAACATGGCTATTTACAAGTATGAGATTACTGTGGTAGAGTCAGAGCGTGGTTGGGGCAGAGACTCATGGACTGAAGAATTTGACACCCCAGAAAAGGCTCAGGAACGAATTAACGAAATCAATTCAAAGAACAAGCCCGGTCCTGCACCAGACTATTACATGCAGGCGTACGACGAAATCCGTGCCGTTCGTAAGGATTGACACAGCCACGACTAGGAGGTAGGATGGCTGCAAAGTTGCCCGGACACAAGTGGCAAGTCACTGGTTCGGATAAGAAGAAGTCTGCTTTTGTGTATACCTGTCGCAAGTGCAAGTGTGTTACACTTAGTGGTGAGCCGCTACCGGCTCCGTATGATAAGACATGCTAGCTTGACAACCAACAAGGAAGGTTGGTAGTATCTGAGACATGAGATACGAAGTGAGACCGGAAGAAACCAAAGACGGTCGGAAGGTGATAAAGCAATGGGTTATTTGGGATAACGTCGAGAACAAGGTTTTCGCGCGGTTCAGTAATCCAGAGCAGCCTACTGACATTGTTAACAAGTATCACGCTGCGCAAATGGCAGCCGAAGCAAGAGCGGAGTAAACATGATTGAGTATAACACCACCTGTATTGTCGGTGGAAGTGAGATGCTTTGTGACCTTAAGTATGATGTTGATAGTCCTGCTGAGGTCAGCTTTACATTCCATACCCCCGACAAGTCTCCTGAGTGGGTTTTCTCAAGGGAGCTTCTTAAGGAAGCAATGTCTGACCGTGGAATGTCTGGAGAAGGTGACGTTCTTTTCTATGACCATGGTGATGCAGTCAGTATGCTTCTAAAGTCTCCGGAGGGAACTGGACTCGCCATTTTCCAGCGGGGTGTTATCAAGGAATTCGTTGAAGAAATCTACCATGAGGTAGAAGAGGACGACGACAAGTATTTCCTTCCAGACCAGGAACTTAAGGAATGGCTGGAAGGTTTGGTTTAATAAGCTCTTGGGGGTACAATGGACTCAGGAGGCAATATGAATCTGGATTTCAGCATGAACCCTGGCTTGGAAGTATGGCTAGGAATTCTTCCACCACAATGGGATGACGATGACTTTGATGATTGGGAAGAGGAAGACATGAGGGTTCAGCAAAAGAGACGAATCATTAAGATTCGCAAGTCAGATTTCAAGAGGAGTTCGTAAAGGACTCGCCCCACGAAAGTGGGGCAAGCTTCAGGGGTTGACAAGGGGTCCCCCTCTCATCTAAGGTGGTTCACATGCAGGTCGGAGGAATTTACAGGTTCCAGGGTGCATCTACCACGGTTCGTGTGGTAGGCTTTGAGCGTGTCGGATGGTTTCGCCGGTACGTCAAGTTCGTAACGCTGCATAATGGTCAGGTTTGTGGTCCGACACGTGAAGTTCTCGTAAGCTACGCAAAGAACAACTGGGAACCGGTTGACGTAGACCACTCGGTAGTGTAAGGTAGTCATCATAACGACAAGCCAAGGAGGCTAACACAATGAAGGTTTCGACTCGTGTCTCTCGCAAGGGCGGTATCTCCATCAAGAAGCTGGGGCGTCAGTCTCAGTCTCACAAGGCTGGCACGGTTGTCATGCGTAAGGTTCGCTTCAACGGCTCCATCCTGGGTGACCTGGTTGAGGAGTCTCAGAACCGCTACGTGCCTCGTGTGAAGTCTTCTGTCACCTTCACGTCCGATGGTGAGCTGAACATCGTTCAGGGTATCATGGACTGGGGTCAGGCTCGTTACATCAAGTCTCTTGGTGGTTACTACAACATCAAGAACGGTCAGCGTGTTGAGTCTGCGGAGTACGTCTACATCGTTGGTGACAAGATTTTCTACACCAACTGATTGACACGCACCACCCAAGTCCTGTAAGGTATGACTACCGACAACGAAGGAGAAGGAAAATGGCAACTGAGCGTGAGTACCTGGTAACCCTTGGTCTGGCCAAGGCTGGTCGTGGCCGATTTTCGGCGGAAGCTAAGGCGGCCCTGGCAAAGGCTAAGTCTGAGGGAATGACGTTCGACATGACTGCTGCTGAGGTTGCGAAGGCAGAGCGTCAGAACAAGCCTCAGAAGGTTCGTAAGACTGTCCAGGCTGTGAAGGAGGTTCGCCCCTCTCAGGATGCCTACGACGCCAAGTCTGTGCGTTCCTGGGGTGAGCAGGTGGGTATGATTGAGCGTGGCAAGCGTGGTAAGCTTCCTACGGCTCTCATCAACGCTTACCTTGCAGCGAACAAGACTGAGAAGAAGGTGACCGTTCGTCGGTCCGTTGGTAAGATTGACAAGGTTCGTGACGTTGCAGTAGGCTTCACTTACGCTCGTCGTGGTCCGAAGGACCCTGCCTTTATCTCTGAGCCGCTGGTGGCTGTTCAGTCTTGCGGTTCCTGCTCTAAGGGTGTAGCGTACTGCAAGTGCCAGAGTGGTCCCGTCGCCCCGAAGTACCTTGGTGGTGAGGTTCTGCTTCTGACTCGTCCGGAGTAAAAGTTCCCCGGCTGGGGAGTTGACACAAGACTCCCCAGCCTGATAGTCTTAGTACATCAAGGCAAGACAAACAAACTCTAAGGAGAATACAGAAAATGCCCGCTGGTATCGAGACCTACAAGGAAATGGCCGCGTTCGCTTCTCTCCGTCAGCCTGCCTGGCACGACCTGGGAACCGTTTTCGATAAGCCTGTCTCTACCGCTGAGATGCTTGAGCTTGCTCACATGGCCGGATGGAACCTCCGCTTTGAGGACGCTTCCGACTGGATGCCCGGATTCACTTTCGTGGATGAGACGCTTCACGTGGTCCGCGATAACCCGTTCATTCCTGGTCAGAAGGATGTTCTCGGAACTGTTGGTGGTCGGTATAACATCTTCTCGAATGAGCAGATTTTCGACTTTGCCGACACTCTGACGGATGGTCGTCGTCGGTGGGAAACGGCCGGTAGCATTAAGAACGGCCAGAAGGTTTTCGCAACGCTTGTTGCAACCGATGACCTGGTTCTTGACCCGAATGGCTCTGGTGATGTTATTCGCCGGTACATCATGCTGGTTTCGTCTCACGACGGTTCCACCACCATGATTGTTAAGATGGTGAATACGCGAGTGGTTTGCCAGAACACGCTCAACATCGCTCTTGGCGAGAAGGGTGCAGAATTCAAGATTCGCCACACTCAGGGAATGGAAACCAAGATTCAGGATGCAAAGAAGGCTCTTGGACTTGCTACCATCTACGATGAGGTTTTTGAAAAGGAAATGCAGGCGCTCTTTGAGGCTGAGATGACTCTCACTCAGTTTGAGAAGATTGTCATGGATGTTTTCCCTGAGCCGGAAGAGGACGTTCGCGGAAGTCAGAAGAAGTGGGATGACAAGATGGACACCATTCTGAACATGTGGCAGAATTCCACTGGTTCGGTTGAGAATCTTCCGAACAACGCTTACAAGGGCCTTCAGGTCCTTACCGAGCACAACCAGTGGTTCCGTGGAATTCGTAAGGACAAGACTGGTAACCCGAACACTGAGAACTTCCTCGCTGCGGGTGGCGGTTTCGACCTTAAGACGAATGAGTTCCGGACTGACATGTTCCTTCGAATGAAGGAATTCGCTCTCTCCGCGTAATACCTAGCGGCCCCTTCGGGGGCCGCAAGCTTTTTCCTAGGAAGGGAAAATAAATGAATGAATTCGGCTGGTCGCTTATCGGTTCTGCTGTAGTTGGTGGCGGAATTACTATGGTTGCCAACGGTCATTTTGGTCAGCACTGGAATTTTCTGATTGTATCTGCTATAGTATTTGTTATCTACTGGCTGGTGCGTCTTGGTTTCGGTGATGATATAGACTTTGACCTTAGTGACGTTAACCCGTTTGATTAAGAAAGACCGGGGTTTCGGCCCCAAGCTGCAAGGAGGAAATATGGAAATGCTAAACGTATCCAAAACATTGGGTACGAAGGTGGTAGATGGTCGAGTATATTTCGACCTAGAACAATTGCTGTCCATTATGTATGATTCATGTAATGAGATGGCTGTCCTTGCTACCGAAACAAGGGACCCTGTACTGGGGACCATGAACCTAGGCGTAGCGAACATGTGCAAGGCTCTGGACGCCGTTCTAAGCCTCAAGAAGGAGGCTCACGGTATCTGGGATGACCCTCGCCCCTGTGGCTCGTCTAAGCCTCATACAGAGCATCTACGCTCGGTAGGAAGCAAGATGGTTCGGTGTCCTGGGGTTGCTAAGCCAGAGGAAACCTGATAAACTAAATACATGTTCGTTAGGTGATAGGACACCTTTTCTCTCAAAGGATTCCGGTACCTCTATCAGTCTAGTCAGGCGAGAGGCTAAGTAACAAGTCGGCTGTTATGCCGGAATCCATTCACTTTGGTATATGGTAATGTAAACTACTATGAATGGAGAAGAAAGATGCCCAACGTTTTTGATTACGATGACGAGTCCAACGACGTTCGCATTGAGGCGGATTCTCCGGAGGACAGCATTTACATTCGTGATGGACTTATCGATTTCTAGGAGTTAATTGATGACCGGACTTGAGAATACCAGTGATGCCGTAATTATTCAGCTTATTAGTAATCTTAAGTCCGGCATCCTTAAGGTTGCAGAAATGGGAGATGAGGCTTACAAGTCTCGTGGACCCAAGGAAAACCCCCCGATTTCAGCAGTTGAAGTTAACATGAGTTTGATTGGCGCGTTTGAGCCTGAGTGCAAGAGGCGTGGAATTGATGTTGATGCAATTGAGCCTGATATCCGGGAGATTAGTATTGTATGGACTTACTAAGAAAAGGAAAAAACATTGGCAATTGTACGTATCAGCACTATTCTGAAGAATGCTCCGTCTGTTGGTATCCAGTCTTGTATCTATGGTGTCGAGTGTGAAACCATTGAGGCTAATGACCCGGCCGGAATTGTCTTTGAACTAATGGGAAGCCGAGAGAAGATTGCCAACGTTGTTGGCCGCACTGGTTCCCGCATTCTTAGTGTTGCTGAGCCTGTAGGTAAGTGAGACTGCCCCGTCAGAAATGGCGGGGTTTTCTTGTCTCACTGGTAGGTTGACAGACCTACCAAGCTTGCTGTAGAGTTCTTCTCAGAACGAAGGGAGACATAGAGTGTCCAAGGCAACGTATCCTCTGGGTAAGCTGATGAAGCGTGACAAGGGTGTCTGCTGGCTTTGTAGGAAGCTTGTAGACCGTGACCATGCTACGCGTGACCACGTGATTCCGTACTCGCATGGCGGACCGAATCATGAGGCCAACCTTAAGCTTGCTCATCGTAAGTGCAACGAGAAGCGTGAGAACAAGGTCTTGATTTCTAAGGCTGAAAAGCTTACAATTCTCCTGAAGGTACAGAGCCACATGTGCTTTAGGTGTGTAAAGCCTTTGCACAGTGATGATGCAATGATTTCTCAGGACTGCCCGCGTGGCTCTCTTCGTGAAATCAAGATTGCAATTTGTAAGTCGGGATGCGAAAAGAACTATGGCATTCCCTTCCAGCAGCGTCGGAAGTTGAATGAGGTTCGCATCGCTAAGCGAATTGAGTCGAGAAAGAATAGGATTCCAATGGAAATGGTTGTTGCTGATTCTCTTTCTGCTGACCAGCTTGAGTCTGGCGATTACGTCAGGTTTTTCGCTGAGAATGCTCTTCGGTTCGGAATTGTCCGGGATGTAGTGGACAATGACGAATTCTTTACCATCACCCTTGAAGATGACGTTGAGGGAGATGTTGAAGAGTACGCGGTTGACCCTGAAACCGTGTTTTCTCTTCTTGTTCATGAGGCTGTTGCAGTCTAATTGAACGGGCGGGTTGACAAAACTCGCCCAAGCTTGCTAGTCTTCTTACATAAGCCCAATGAAGGGAGAATTGTAAGGAGAAGACTATGCGTAAGAATTGGATTATAGGTGGCTCACTAGCCATCCTAACAGCACTAGCCGTGCTGATGGTACTATTGCTGAGTGGCGACAGTCACCACAGTAAGTTTGACAATTACGAAAGGTATGCAAAGCAGGTAAACGTTGTTGATTGGTCAATCAGCGAAGATACTGCTAAGCAGTTTGCTGAGGCCAATTGCGATAAGCTCGCAGTAGGCGAAATGCCAGCAATTAAGTTTAGAAGCACTGACCATGTAAAGTCTAGTGCTGCTGTTCTAGCAGCCTATTGCCCAAACTCGCTTGACAATTTTGAGGCGGGTATTATTATGAAGTATCCAGAATACAAGAGTACAGCTCTCTACCTAAACGAAAGGCTTAAGGTTGATTCTCATTGAGACTCTTGTCAAGGCAGTCTGTTACGGACTTGCGGCGGCTGCTGGTGTTGTGGTAGGGTTCTACCTGTTCATGTTTATGGCAACTCACGGATGGCTGGGATGAAGAAGAATAAGATAAAGGACCCTTGGGAAGAATTCTTTGAAGAACTAGTAGGTCCATTCGTAATTGGTGGTGCCCTAGCTGCTCTTGCAATCTTTGTTCTTCCTCTGATAGGAATTGGAATCGGTATTGGCTACTGGATTTGGGGATAAGAGAATGACTGACTATCGTGTTACCGAAAGTCGTCACATGACTGCTCGTGTGGTCATTGGCTGCATTACTGCTATGCTCGTTCTGGTTGCGCTGATTGGTGGCATCACGTACACTGCTCATCAGAACAACGAGAAGGCGCAGAAGTTTGGCGTAGAGTGTATGAAGCATGGCGGAGAGTGGCGAGAGCGCAACAATGGTGAAGCGTACTGCGATAACTGAGCAGTACGAGGGGGGTTGACTCTGACCCCCAAGCTTTGGTAAGGTTGTCCCACAACGAAGGGAGATGGACATGGAGTCCACGGAAGGTTACAAGCTAGCTCTGTCTAAGCACGCAAGGGAACAGCTCATTAAGAAGACTGGTACCATGGGTATCACGCGTGCTGAGCAGGCATTTGAGACCCCGGATAAGATTTATCCGAACAAGAAGTATCAGGGTCAGTTCCGGATTGTTGGTAAGGGTCTTTGCCTTATCGGACGTCCTACTGCAAATGGTCTTTTCAGGGTCTTTACGGTTTATGAGGATGGGGTTATGACTCCGCCGCGCCCCGACCAGCTTGGCACTCCTGAGGGAGACGCTTATGCTGAGCTTTATCGTAAGGCTCAGCAGACCGGAAAGGTTGCGCGAAACAACGAGTATTACCCTCGCGCTAAGAAGCGGCGTCAGGCTCCCCGTGACGTACGTCACACTTACATTCGATAATTGAATATGTGATACCCTAGTGAAATCCGCCGCCCTCAATTCCGGGGGCGGCGCGTAATAAACTTAGGAGATTTAAATATGTATAAGAAGACTGCGGTAATCGGAACGCTTCTTGCTTCATCTATTGTAATGGCTATTCCGGCAAATGCCGAAGCTGCTACGATTCAGGATAAGGCAGCAAGTGTAGCTAAGGCCCAAATTGGTGACCCTTACAAGTGGGGAGCCAAGGGACCGAATGCATTCGATTGCTCCGGACTTGCCTGGTACTCATTCTATAAGGCTGGAAAGAATTGGAGTTACAAGCCTACAAATAGCATGAGGAAGTATCAGACGAATGACATTACGGTAAGTCAGCGAAAGGTTGGAGACCTTATCTTCTTCCGTCGTAAGGGTTCGTCTGATTGGAGCCATGTTGGAATCTACGTTGGTAGTGGATACATGGTTAATGCGGTAAATGGTAACACGTACAAGGGTGTTCGCAAGGGTAAGGTAGTTGATGGATACTGGAACAAGTATTACGTCGCTGACTACCGCCGCGTAAAGTAAGACCTGAAAATCAGAAATACGCGGGGTGTTTTCCCTTGACACCCCGCAAGCTTGTAACACAAAAAGGAGAAGCATGACTTTCACTGGTATTGTTTTCTTTGTGCTGGCATTCATCTGTGGTCTCTTCTCTATGGAGACTGAATGGCTAGCTAATGTTGCAGTGTTTTTCTTCGGTTGGTCTGTCGCGTTCATCATGCTTGGCATGGTACCCAAGAGGGGTTGACACAGACCTCAGAGCAAGGTAAGTTAGTTCCTGTCAGAGCGGGTCACCCGCATCGAACATAGAAGGAGAAACAACAAATGCCCAAGCTCCGTGCGAAGAACGACCGTAGCGGTATCGCTGACCTTGGTGCTCACCACTCGTACAAGGCTCCGCGCATTCCCAACCCTCGCGTTTCCACTGAGGACTTCTGCGCTGACCACCACAGGCTTCAGGTGGCTCTTAGCCACAACCAGGTCACCGTGCGTCTTGCAGGAAAGGCCCTTGTTCGTCGTCAGAACACTGAGAACATCGAAAAGCTGAAGGCTGCTAAGGCGAACGTGCAGGTAACGAAGGAAATGATTTTCGAGCACATCACGAATTGTGGTCAGTGTTCTTCGATTTCCGTCTGAGAAACCAGGCCCGAAAGGGCCAAGCTTCCACAACAAAAGGAGATTGCAATGGATGACGACGGCTTCCTCATTATCTTTTTCACCATGGTTTTTGCCGTGTTCATCATAATAATGGTAGCCTTTGCTGTCCATTCAGATGATAGTGGTGACCAGAAGCGTGAGGATAAGCGATACGAAAAGTGTATCGACAAGGGAATGCAGTGGGTTGACGGAAACTGCATTGGTTCTGCAAAGTAATACCGGGCGGGACTTTGGTCCCGCTAAGCTTCCCATAAATCTAAGGAGAGATAAAATGGGCGTTCGAAAGCAGTTCAGGAATTGGGCGTATGATGGTCGATATGGCCGTGACCCCAATCACAAGGTTTGGGGTGGATGGTCGAATCTCGTATCTGATGACCAACTCCTTCCTGGTGCTGAAATTCGAGTGGTTGATGAGACAATGTCCGTTGCATTCGAAGATGAGAATGGCGGCGGGACTTACGGAAACAATCAAGACCGTGAGAGGCTGATTCAAAGCTTTATCCGACACCTTGATTCTGGTCTGGAATTCACAGTAACCGTCAAGCGATATGAGGAGAGCTAATGAGCATTCATGGCGGGGTTAGTCGGCAAATGACTCTTCTATCCTTTGAATGGAAGAAGAACATTGATGAATACGATGGAACGCTTGATGAGACATGGCACCTTACCATTACGCTTGGATGGTGGGATATCACGATTGAGCGAATTCCAAATCGTAAGCACTTCAGCCTGAAGTATGGTGTCTGTGGTTTCGGATACTGGCTTAATGTTAATAGGAATTACGAGACAATTGAAAAGCACACATTCGGAGACGCAAGCGAAAGGTTGCTGAAGAAGTGAGATATACAAGGGTCATTGTTCACTTTACGAATGACAAGTCTGCTGAATTCAATCATGTGATTGAGCAGCAGAGTACAGATGGTGAGTATCGATTTGAAGGACAGCATTATCATACTCGATACGCAGTAATGAAGAGGAACGTCAATTACATTGAGAGGATTAAGTAATGGGCGATGACATGCACCCTGCATCATGCCTTCTGTGGCTGATTGCAATTGGATTGGTTATCTGGCTTATCGTGGATACGGTGAAGAGCTAATGACAAACGGTGAATTGATTGAGTATCTGAAGAAGTTTCCAAGGGATGCTCAAGTTGATGGACTTCTGGTTACTGAGCATGGTAAGATGTTCCCTGTGCTTGAGAGCAGCACCCTAGATTCTCAGGATGGAGAGATTTCCTGGGAGCTTTACACTGGTGAGGAATACGACTGTTCGTAATCCAAACCCGCCCGGATTTCCGGGCAAGCTTTCTTCCTATAATATAAATTGATTATGTTCAATAGGAGGATGAAATGAAGATATGGATTATCAAGACTGAGTGCGCTTGTGGATGGTACTCTGGAGAAGAAATCGCTGGAGCCTACACCACTGAAGAAAAGGCAGAGGAAGCCTTGGAGGAATTCGACGGAGAGTTCTATTACATCAGTGAGTTGGAGGTAAAGTGAGAGTCTGGTTTGTAAGTGAAGGTAATTGTGATTGCTGTATGTACGTAGCTGCGGTCTTCTCTACCGAAGAGAAGGCCAATGCTTACAAGACAGATAGCAAGTATGTAGAAATTAATTGGCATATCGTAGACGAAGAGGATTAAAAATGGCAACGTTTTTCACGAGTGACACGCATTTCGGTCATCAGCGAATTATCGAGCTGTGCGAGCGGCCTTTCGATTCTGTTGATGAAATGAATGAGGCAATGATTGAGCGCTGGAATGAGACTGTAAAGCCTGAGGACATTGTTTTTCACCTTGGTGATGTGGCACTCGGTAAGATTGCTGAGTCCCTTCCACTTATTGGTCGTCTGAATGGCAGCATTTTCCTTGTTCCTGGTAATCACGACCGCATTTTCTCTGGTGAAAAGGAGAAGCAGCGCGTTCGATTCCTGCCTGAGTACAAGAAGGTCTTTACTGGCATCATGGCTGAGAGCCTGCGTATGGTCCTAGGAGGCTCTGAGGTTATGGTGAGCCACTTCCCCTACGTTGGGGACTCCCATGGGGCAGACAGGCACGCTGACAAGCGTCCTAAGGATGAGGGTCTGCCTATCATTCACGGCCACGTGCATGATGAGTGGGCAGAAAACGGCCGGATGTTCAATGCAGGCGTGGACGTTCGAGACTTTCGGCCCGTTCATGAGGACGTGGTAGTTGACTGGCTCAAGAGCCTGTAGTAGAGTGGGGGTTGTTCGAGAGGGACAGCCCCCAAGCTTCCCGGATAAGGAGATAGTATGTGTGCTAAGTGTGGTATTGATGATACGAAGGTCACTAAGCTGGACTTCGTACTTGAAGTTGCTTGGATGATTGCAGCTATTTACCTGGGACTCACCACTGAGAGTTATGTGATTGCTTACATTGACGCAATCTTCTTCGTGGTACTTCTTAGCTCTGTTTGCGACAAGGCCAAGGCCGTTTTTGCATAATTCAATATGCCCGAAAGGGCAAGCTTCCTCCCTAACCCTAAGGAGAATCATGGACCTGTTTAACGCAGAACGTCACGCAAAGCTGCTCATGGCTGCATATGGGCTTACTGAAAAGGGTTGGCGTTTCGAATGGGACAATGCCGCCCGGCGATTTGGTCAGTGTCGCTATTCCACAAAGACAATTTCAATGTCTCGTCAGCTCACTAAGCAGCGTTCCGAGGCTTCTGTCAGGAATACGATGCTTCACGAAATTGCTCACGCTCTTACGCCTGGTGCTGGTCACGGCCCGGTTTGGCGTGCAAAGGCTATCTCTATCGGATGCGATGGAAACCGTTGTTCTGATGACCAGGTTGAGGTAGATTACAAGTACGTTGCTAAGTGCCCCAATGGACACGTGGCAAAGAAGTACCTTCGTAAGCCTCGTGCAACTGCTAGGTCTCGTTCTTGCGGAAAGTGCAGTCCCGTTTACAATGCTAAGTACGCAATCAAGGTATACGCACTCTAGAATGGACTGGTTCCCCATTCTGTGAATAGGCGGGGGTTTTAAATAACCCCCGCCAAGCTTGTTTTAGGAGGTTACATGAAGGACACAGTTCCATTCAATATATACAAGGAACATGTCAAGATGGGTCACGAATGGAATGACCACACTGATGATTTGGAGAGATTCAATATCGATACGGTAAGTAAGAGAATCTATCGCTGTTCATGTGGCTGGATGGGATGGTTCAGAAGTGAAGATTTGGCTGGACGATGAGCGTAATCCAAATGATTGGGTAGAAAACCCAAAGTCTTGGTTTTGGGTTAAGAATAGCTATGATGCTATTGAATTGCTCGATGACATTCGTCGTAAGGGTAACACAGTTGACGTCATGTCGTTTGACCATGACCTAGGGGGTAGCGATACCTCACGTCGTGTGGTACTGTGGTGCTGTGAGCAAGAGTGGTGGCCCAATGAGTGTCGAGTCCACTCTGCGAACCCTGTAGGATATGAGTGGTTGTCTGGTATGATTAACCGATACGCACCCGAAGGGACGTTGAAGTGAAGGCTTACATGGTGTACCATCGTGACGCAGACTCATGGAATTCCAGCAACGAGCTTCCCAAGGCAGTGTTTCTTGACAGGGATGCGGCTGAAGGGTATGCTTCTAAGCAGCCTGGTTACGGGCTTAATGTAGACTGGTTTGTCAAGGACGTTCCCCTGAATCCGGAGGTTAATATGAGCGAGTGGGCCGATGATGTTGTCAAGGAACTGGATGAGCAGTACAATGTTCCTGCGAATGTTGAGGGAAACATCGTAAAGAAGGTTGAAATTGACCTTCCTGGCAAGCACTACCTTGACATTACGAATCACAGCCTTTACGGTTTCATTGTCACACTGACAATTTGTGACGAGACTGGCGGGGTTATCGCTGAGAAGGAACTGCTTATTGGTGTTAAGCGGGAAGACCTTGCTAGTGATGTGGCAGGTATTTACAATTCCTACGAATGAGGGGTAATGGGAATTAGAAAGTGGACGGACCTTACTCCATCTGAAAAGATGCAGTGGTTCGATAACTCAATACGAATGCATGAAAACCTTCCTATCCAGAAGAAGCGCAAGATTTGGGCGCGGATTGAGAAGGAACGCAAGAAGGCTGAACAGAGAGCCAAAAGGCGTAAGCCTAAGTGGTGGCAGCGTAAGAAGTAGCCACATGGGAGGGGTTGACAGCCTCTCCCAAGCTTGCTAGACTTCACTCACAACGAAGGGAAGAGCATGAAGCCTAAGCCAAATTGGAAGCCGAAGTATCGTAGGGGTACTCGATACATGTGGGTATTGACATACTCATTCAATCCAGTTGGTACTCCGCCCGGCAGTTCAAGGATTTGCAATGTCTCAGGTTCCTTTGTTTTGAGGAATACGTTGACTGCAATTCAGATGTATAACCTTGTTATGGAAGAGGCTCGTAAGCAGGCTGAATTGCCTAAGGACCATCCCATCTTTCCGAGCCTTTACCATGTAGAAGAGCAGTATGGAATGGTAAAGTAATAACTACGTCATAGTGAAAGGGGGCGCATCGTGACGCGATTCCGATTATGCAACTAAAGGGTTGCATAAAGGAGGAAATCATGAAGATGCTGGGTAAGCGTGGTCAGCCGTTTTGTGGTAGCAAGTGCTGCGGCGAAAAGCGCGCAAAGAAGAAGCACACGCGACGCATGAAGCGACGCGAACGTGGTTCCCGTGCATGGCGTAGTTTCTAGAAGCTGAAAA